ACAGGGTTTCCCCTGTGTCGAATGGATACAGGGTTTCCCCTGTGTCGAATGGACACGCACGGCCGGACACGGTGCCAGGATCTGCAAACGGGGCCCAATGGGCTCGAAGATCGGCCACGGCAGAATTGGCCAGGAATGGGCCGGTTTAGCCGATCGTTGCGCCTTTTCGCTTGGCAGGTCTTGTTGAACTTGAGCAGGTTTTGCAGGTTTTTGCAGATTGTTGGAAGGGGTAGGCATCTGTGGGCAGAATGGAGCAGGTTTGGTGGCCCCAGGTCTTGGGGCGGCCGGCAGCACCTCCGATTTCACCCTCCCGCAAACGGAGGGGGCCTTGTAACCCCTTGTCTCCCAAAGGGTTCTTAACCTTCTTAACCTCTGAAATGCAACTTAGGGAGGTTAAGCAGCTGTAACTTGTTGTGCCGCAAGGGGTTCTTAACCTCACTTAACCTTCTTAACCTTTTCGGGGGGTGTCACCATAAATTGGAAAACGCCCAGGGGAGGGCGCGCGCTTTCCAGAAGATGTATAGTAGAGAGAGGTTAAGGAGGTTAAGGAGGTTAAGAACTACTTACAAACAAATAACTTACACTGCTCGACCTCACTCAACCTTCTTAACCTCCCCGACGACGTGTCTCCCCTGGGCCCAAGCAGCGACACGTCGACGCCAACGCGTCGCCGCCGGCGCCGCTTTCGGGCTTGACTCGACCCTGTGCCCCTCCGATATACTTGTGTGACACATTCGCCCCGAGGGAAGGAGCCCGACCGGTGACCAAGGCCCAAAGGCAGTTCCGCATCGACCTCGCGGAGACCTACCGCTACGCGCGCCTCGCTGACCACTTCACCTACGGCCGCCTCTACAACGACCAGGGATGCTGTCTCGTGGGCCTCCCGACGACCCCCGTGGAGCCTGCCCCTCTCTCGTACTGGCGCGCCCGGCGGGAGGTCGCCCAGCACCTGGGGATCCACGTGCGACAGCTGTCGCACCTCGTCTGTGCGCACGACGACGCGGCCCGCGACGACGTCCAAGCCGCCCTCGACGAGCTGGCGTCCGCATGAACCCCGAGCGCCTGGAGCGCGTCGGCGCCGCCCTCCTGCTGGCGGAACACGCCGCCTACCAGCGGGATTCCGCGCTCGCAATGTACCGCGTGCCGTTGCTCGCGTCGCGCTTGACAATCCCGCCGGCGACCCGGTAGGATTGTGTCACACGAGTCTTTCAAGGCCCGGAGGTCCATTAAAATGCCCGGCAAGACGAAGTCCAAGCGGCAGGTCGGGTACCTCCTGGGCGACAACAGCCCCCTCACCCCGGCGCAGAAACGTCGGCTCAAGGGGGAGCTGCACGCAGGTGAGGTGAAGGTCCGTCCGAAAGGCAAAAAGAAGTGATCTGGATCCTGTTCCTGGACCTCTTCTGGTGGCTGCGCTAGGGCGCTGACACAGAAAGGACAACTCGATGCCGGACCCCTCGCTCCGTGTCTACAAGGAGCGCATCGTCTTCGTCGGCCCTGGAAAGCTGCGCGACGGTGAACAGCACGCGGCGCACCCCGACGTCATGGGACTCCTTCTGCGCGGGAAGGACGAGCCGAACCGCGTGGAGCTGTGGCTGCGGGCCGCGGACGGCAACTCGGACTCGGAGGGGCACAGCGTGTTCATCCCGATCGAGATGGTGAAGACCCCCGACCAACTGCACCCCGGCGCCCGCGCCGCGGTGAACTGGAGGTTGACCTGATGGACGAGATCCTGGCCGCCATGCACCGGAAGCTGGTGGAGGACGCCTACAGCCACGGCGCGACGCAGGCCGAGGCGGAGCTGGTCGCCACGGCCTGCACTCGCAAGCCCGAGTTCCGCGCGCTCGCGGCGGCGATCGCCGAGGTGTTCGCCCCGAGGCTCATGTGAAGCGCTACCTATTCTTCGGCCTCCTGCTCGGCCTCCTGCTCGCGCCCGCCCAGAACGACCGCGAGTCGTCCACGGGCCAAGGGTCCCCGACCGCGTCCGGCAGCTGCGCGCCCGCGCCGTCGGCGCCCCCGGACAGCACCCCCGCGGATTCGGCGGAGGTGGCGAAGTGAGGTACACCTGGACCTGGATCCTGTGGCTCGGCGCGTTTCTCGTGGCCGAGGGGCTCGCGCTCGTGAACAAGAAGCCCGGCGACACACTGAGCGAGCACGCGTGGAAGTGGTTCGCGGTCAAGGATGAGGAGGGCCGGAAGAACAAAGCGTGGCGCCTGCGCCGCGTGGCAATCACCGGCTTCCTCGCGTGGCTCCTCGTGCACATCGGGTGGGGCGTATGAGTGACAACCTCCCCGCCCCGCAGCAACCGAACCCGCGCGCCCTGGTCGAGTCCCTGGGCGAGGAGGCCCTGGTCGACTTCCTGGGCGTCGACTCGGAGCGCAAGCCGTACGTGCGGTTCACGCCGGAACGGCAGGTCCTGTACCTGCGGTACCTGATTCGGTGTGGACGCCGCGGGGAGGCGGCGCTGGTGGCGGGGGTCTCGTACGAGACGATGCGCCGCTTGCGGTCGGTCGACAAGCAGTTCGCGCGGGCCGAGGAGGCGGCGCTGGAGCTGCACAACGACATGGTCCGCGCGCTGATCCTGGACCGCGCGGAGAACGGGCAGGTTGAGGAGACGTGGGAGGCCATGATGGTCCATCAGGCCAAGACGCTCAAGTCCGGCGGCGGACTCTCGAAGGAGATGGTCCTGACGAAGCGCGTGCGCAAGATGTCCGACGCGATGCTCCTCGCCTACGCGAAGTCCCGCATGCCGGAGTTCCGCGAGAAGGGCGACATCATCGCGAACAACGCGTCTGGCGGGGTGCTGGTGGTGAACGCGCCGGGCTCTAGCTCCGAGAGCTGGGAAGAGAAGTTCGGGGCCCCGGTCGACGCAGAGCACGAGGTGATCGATGAGAGCAGTGGAGCAGCTGATCAAGGAGACGATGGCGCAGTGGCCGGCGAGGATGCCGGTGAGCAAGCCCCTGACGCTTGAGGCGTTGCGGCAGTACGCGCAGTCCTTGGCGAACAACCAGAGAGGAGAAGGGAATGCTGGCGTTCAAGGTGGGTGACGAGGTCAAGTGGACGAGCCAGTCGGGTGGCTTCCGGAAGGAGAAGCTCGGCAAGGTGGTAGCCGTGGTTCCCGCGGCCCAGAAGCCGCAGGATTTCATCCCGGAGGGATTCAACTTCGGCAACGACGGGCGCCCGCGGCCCCACGAGTCGTACCTGATCCAGATCGGCAAGCGGCGCAAGCTCTACTGGCCGCGCGTGGAGTACCTGCAGCTGGCCAGTTGACAAAATGTGCGCGCCCCGGATAGACTGAGGCGAGCAACTCACACCTACGTCCAGGAGGACGCGGAATGGAAGAGACCCTCGAAATGCTGAGCAAGCTGGCCGCGGAGCGGGGCCTTGCTCTGGAAGTGCGCCGTGAGGCAGCCCACATCGCCCCGGATGGGCGCATGTTCGCTTCTCCGGAGGAGTACCACGTGTACAAGGGCAAGGAGCTGCTCTTCGCTTCCCTCGACGCCAATCTCGTGGAGCAGTGGTTGTGGCCCCAGCCGCTCGTTCCCGCTAGCCCCCAGGCCCTCGTCGCCGAGCGCGGATCCGTGTACGGCGCGCCGGAGGACAATCACGGCGCGACCGCGGACTTCTTCGCAACCTGGGTCGCGCGCAAGTACGGCTCGGGAACGCCGCTGCAGCTGTTCGACGCCGAGGACGTCGTCGCGTTCAACATCTGCCAGAAGCTGTCGCGTGCGGCCAACGCGCTCAAGGCGGACAACTGGCTTGACATCCAGGGCTACGCGCAGAACGCCCTCGACATGCCGGGCGGGGGTCGCCTGAGCGGCGCCGCGCCGGCCGGCTACGTGCCCGTTGCCCTTCCGCAGGCCGACGGCGACGACGGCTTCGGTATCCTCGGGCAGACCTACACGTTGCCCCTGGAAGGGGAGTTCCGGGTATGAGCCTCCACTGCCCGATCTGCCAGGGGCCCATCGAGAAGTTCCACCGGTTCGAGAACGCGCCGACCGCAGAGGAGATTGTCGCGGCGTGGGTCGAGCTTGGGAAGCCGACGTCGATGGACCTGTCCAACGACCTGTTCCTGCATCAGGCCGGTATCGTGTGGCCGAACCCGGACAACCTGGAGGCCGACGACCCGAAGCGCCAGATCCTCGGCATGAGCATCCGGGCGCACGAGGGCGCCGGCTTCTGGATGCGGCCGGCGGCGATCACCTACGCTCGGCTGCAGTGCATGGACTGCCACGAGTTCATGTCCCGCGCGATTCCGGCGGACGCGGTGCCCGTGGGGGCCGTGCTCCGCTGCGCGAAGTGCGAGATCAAGAACCAGGAGGCTCGGGCATGAGGCGCATCCTGCTGTCCCTGCTGGTGCTCGCCGCGCCGGCCGCCGCGGGCGTCGTCCCGTTGCACGCCGATGGTGAGTTCGTCGGCTCCGGCGTGGTCGTCGACGGCGGCGACATCCTGACCTGCGCCCATGTCCTGGACGAAGGGGTCGAGTGCGAGGTGCTCGCCTACGACGAGGACCTGGATCTCGCCCTGATCCGCGTGGACGAGCTGACCGGGGAGCCCACTCCGTGGAGCGTGCGCACCCTCGTGTCGGGCGACGCGGTGCAGGTGCACGCGTACTTCGAGGAGGAGCCGGTTGTGACGAGGGGCATCGCGTCCAACGCCAAGATGGGCTGGACGGATGCCATGATCCTGGCCGGCATGTCCGGCGGCGCGGTGCTGGACAAGGACGGGAACCTCGTCGGCGTCGTGGTGGGCGTCTTCGGCTTCGACGAGATCGACTACATCGGCGAGTTCATCACGCTCCCGACCATCGAGGAGTTCATGGAGGGTCGCGAGAGATGAGCCGCAAGTACGTCGGATTCGACATCGAGACGGCGAAGGTGATCCCGGAGGGGGCGAACCTACGGGACGAGCGCCCCTTGGGCGTGACGTGCGTCGCGTTCGACGCCGAGGACTTCAAGCGCACCATCGCGGCGGCCTCCGGCCAGATGACGCCGGCGGAGGTGCGCGCGGTGGTCGATCAGCTGGAGGAGCTGATCGGGAAGGGTTACACGATCGCCACGTGGAACGGGCTCGCGTTCGACTTCGACATCCTGGCCGAGGAGGCGGAGGTCGACGTCGCGAAGCGCATCGCGGTGATCGCCGCGAGCGAGCACCACGTGGACCTGATGTTCCATTTCGTGTGCGCGAAGGGTTTCCGCTGCAGCCTCGCGAAGGCGTGCGAGGGGATGGACATCGAGGGCAAGACCGAGGGCGTTACTGGTGCCGGCGCACCTGAGCTGTGGGCCTCGGGCGAGCGCGAAAAGGTCCTGGAGTACGTCGCGCAGGACGCGCGCATCCAGCGGCTGCTGACGGAGGAAGTCGCCAAGGCCGGCCGCATGTGGTGGGTGACGAAGAAGGGCACGCTCAGTAGCGTGGTGCTCGGCGAGCCGCGCGACGTCGTCGCGGCGCTGCGGCTCCCGGAGCCCGACACGACCTGGATGGACAACCCTCCGCAGCGGAAGTGGTTCTACTGGTGGACGAAACCCCACGGTGTAGACCTGAGCCCGGACCCCAAGGTATTCTAGCCGGCGCCGGCCAGGGGCCGCGCCAGAAGCGATCAAGTGAGCCTCGCCCCCACCCTCGTCTGGGAAGTCGACGAGGAAAACCAGCTCTCCCCGTTCCTGATCGAAGCGAACGAGGACCGCCGCCGCGTGACGTGGGCGCCTCAGCCGGGCAGCCAGGAAGCATTCCTGGAGTGCCCGGTTTTCGAGGTGCTGTACGAGGGTACGCGCGGGCCCGGCAAAACCGACGCGCTGCTGATGGACTTCGCGCAGCACGTGGGGCAGGGCTGGGGCGCGGAGTGGAAGGGCATCCTCTTCCGGCGGACGTACCCCGAGCTGGAAGACGTCATCCAGAAGTCGTTGAAGTGGTTCCCGCTCCTCTTCCCGAAGGCGCGCTTCACCAGCTCCCCGAACCCCGAGTGGACGTTCCCGGACGGCGAGAAGCTCTACTTCCGGAACATCAAGAACGTCGACGGCTACTGGGACTACCACGGCCATGCCTATCCGTGGATCGCGTGGGAAGAGCTGACGACGTGGCCCGACGACAAGTGCTACCTGATGATGATGTCCGTGTGCCGGTCTACCACGCCCGGCATGCCACGCAAGTATCGATCGACGACGAACCCGTTCGGCCGCGGACACAACTGGGTGCGCTCGCGGTTCCACCTCCCGATCGAACGGGGCAAGGTCGTCGGGCGCGTCATCCGCGAGACGGACGAAGATGGGGGCACCAACGAGCGGGTCGCCATCCACGGCTACCTGGAGGAGAACAGGGTCCTCCTGCACGCTGACCCCGGGTACAAGTCCCGCCTGCGGCAGTCCGCGACCAGCGAGAGCATGGAGCGCGCGTGGCTGCACGGCGACTGGGACATCATCGCCGGCGGGATGTTCGACGACATCTGGGACAAGGGCGTGCACTTCATCACGCCCTTCCCGATCCCGGACACGTGGATCATCGACCGCGCGTTCGACTGGGGGTCGTCGCGGCCCTTCTCCGTCGGCTGGTACGCGCAGTCCGATGGGTGCGACGTTCCGGGCTTCGGGCCGACGCGGCGGGGGGACGTCTTCCGCATCGCGGAGTGGTACGGGTGGACCGGGAACGTGGACGAGGGCTGCCGCATGACGGCGTCCCAGGTGGCCGAGGGGATCCGGGAGCGTGAGAAGCGCATCTTCGGGGAGCGCAAGATCCGCCCGGGACCCGCTGATTCCCAGATTTGGGCGACGGACCAGGACGAGTCCGTGGCGCAGATCATGGCGAAGTTCGGGGTCTACTGGGTCAGGGCCAGCAAGGGCCCCGGCACCCGGGAGTTGGGTTGGCAGCGGATCCGTGATATGCTACGGGTGGCCAAGCAGGGCTCACGCGAGGAGCCGGGCTTCTTCGTGTTCGACTGTTGCGAGCAGTTCTTCCGGACGGTGCCCAGCCTGTCTCGGGACAGTCGCAAGATCGACGACGTTGACACAGAGAGCGAGGACCACGTCGGGGACGAGGTCCGTTACCGGCTTTTCACGCGCCCGTCACGCATGGGCGTGAAGCCCTTCCAAGGAAGATAGGCCATGCCGATCGACACCACGCACCCCGAATACAAGGCCCGCGAAGACGACTGGCGGATGAACCGCGACGCCCTGGCGGGCGAGCGCGCGGTGAAGTCCCGCGGAATCGACTACCTCCCGGCACCCCCCGGGATGCCGGCGGGCTCCGTTAGCGAGTTCCTGGAGGGTGGAAAGCGCGTCGGGACGTCGCGCTACGCGCACTATCAGACCTTCGCCGAGTTCCCGGAGATCGTGGAGCCGGCGCTCAATGGATTCCAGGGTATCATCCACTCGAAGCCTGCGCGCGTGGAGCTGCCGCCGAAGATGAAGTACCTGATGGACGACTCGACCGTGGATGGCGAGTCGCTGCAGGTGCTGTGGCGCACGATGACGCGCGAGATCCTCAGCGGGGGACGCATCGGGTTGCTGTGCGACGTAGGAAGCGAGGACGACCTGCTGCGGTTCGCCACGTACAGCGTCGAGAACATCACGAACTGGCGCCTGGGCTCGAAGCGTACCGGTGAGAAGATCCAGTTCGTGGTGCTACGCGAGATCCGCGAGATCGATGCCCAGGACGATTCCTTCCGGGCGAAGGAAGTGACGTTCTGGCGCGAGCTGCGCATGCGCGAGGGCGTGTACCAGTCGCGTGTCGTCGAGAACCGGGATGGGCGATACGTCGAGGTGGAGCCCTGGGAGCCGGTGACCTACTTCGGGAAGACCTTCGACGAGATTCCCTTCCTGTCGGTGAACACGCTGGACATCGGGTTCCAGTACGGGGCGGTGCCCCTGTCCCCGCTCACCAAGCGGGCCCTGCGCATCTACCGGCTCACCGCGGACTACTACCGGTCGCTGTACAACAAGAGTGACCCCCAGGTCGTGCTGTCTGGGGTGATGGACGAGGATGTCCCCACGGCGATCGGGGGCCAGAGCATCTGGAACTTCCCCAACACCGACGCCAAGGCCGCGTACCTGGACATCGACGGCAAGGGGATCCCCCTGCAGCGGGATGCAATCAACGACCAATACGTTCGCTTCTGGGAGGAGGGCGCGAGACTCTTGTCGCCGGGCGACGCGGCCCCCGAATCCGGGCGCGCGCTGGCGAAGCGGGAGCACGCGAAGCAGGTCACCCTGAAGAACGTGGTGATCAACGCTGGCGACGCCCTGCAGATGGCTCTACGCAAGATCGCGGTCACCCTCGGCGAGAACCCGGAGCTGGTCGTGTTCCGTCCGGATCTGGACTTCGCGACCCCGACGATGACCGGGCAGGAAGCGTTCGAGTGGGCGCAGGCGCAGAACGCGGGCTTCCCCATCAGCGATGCGGAGCTGCACGCGCTCGCGGTGCGCGGCGGTGCGACCGAGTTCACGTTCGAGAAGACGAAGGAATTGATGTCCGAGGACATTCCGACTGAACTCCCGCCGCCGCGCGTCCCGAACCTGGACAACCGCGACGCGGTCCCGCCGGACGAAGACGAAGACGATGGCGACGGCGAATGACCGGTTGCAGGACATCCTCGTCACCCACGCGGTGGGCATCGAGCGTCTGAAGGCCGGCATGGTCTCGCGGGCGCAGCAGGTGCTCGACGAGGCTGAGAGGAACCTGCTCGCGCTTATCCGGGAGGTGATGGAGGACGCGCCCCCTGGGGGGCGCACCGCCACGCGAGCCCAGCTGCGACAACTGGACGCGGCGCTCAAGACGATCCGGGACCAGCGCGCCGAGACCTGGGCCGCGTACCGCGAGCAGGTGCGGCGGGAGCTGCGGGAGTTCGCCGAGGACGAGGCGGCCTTCAGCGCGTCGGCCCTGAAGCGGTCCATCGCGCTCGCGGAGATCGAGGTCGTGGCCCCGACCGTCCGGCGCCTCCGGACGGCCACCGAGGGGATGCCCTTCCAGGGGCGCCTGATGGGGGACTGGTTCGCTGACCTGGAGGCCGCGGATCAGGATCGCCTCCTGCGGAGCCTGCGCCAAGGCTGGGTCAACGGGGAGACCGTCGACGACATCGTGGCCCGCGTGCGGGGTACCCGAGCGGCCCGGTTCTCCGACGGGGCCCTTGGCTTGACCCGCCGGCAGGCGGAAAGCGTTGTGCGGACGGCAGTTACGCACTTCGCGGCGGCCACGCATGAGGAGGTGTGGCAGGCCAACGTGGACATCGTGACCGGGGTGAAGTGGGTCTCGGTGCTGGACGGGCGGACTACGCCGATTTGTCAGGACCGGGACGGCCGGATCGACCCCCTCCCTGGGCACGAGCTGCCGGAGGGGGCCCTGCGACTCGACCCCCCTGGCGCGCGGCCCCCGGCGCACGTCAACTGCCGATCCGTCACGATCGCCGTTCTCGGGGGCCAGGAGATCGTCGGAGAGCGGCCCTTCGTGACGGACACCCGCAACCGGCGCCGGCGTGAGATCGACTTCCGGCGTCAGGCCCGCGAGGACGGGATCAGCGTGGCCCAAGCTCGCCGCGCCTGGGCGGACGCCAACATCGGGCAGGTCTCGGCGGAGGTGCGCTTCGAGGACTGGCTGCGGACGAAGTCGGCCGTGTTCCAGGACGACCTCCTCGGCCCAACCCGTGGGAAACTTTTCCGAACGGGGGGCTTGACATTGGATAGATTCGTCGATCATACTGGACGTCGGTACACTCTTGCCGAACTTCGCGTTCGCGACGCAGAAGCGTTTCGCGCCGCTGGTTTGTGAGGCAAGGTTAACGTAGATCCGCCGAGCGGATCGCTTCGCCCAGATGCAAGGAGCACGGACGATGTTGCGCAAGCTGAACGAGAATGCCCCGTTCTTCGAGGATGACCCCCAGGGGGGTGGCGGTGGCGGTGGCAGGAAGAGCGTGGAAGAGGAGCGCGCCCAGATCCGCAAGGAGCTGGAGCAGGAGTACGCGGGACTCCGGACCAACCGTGACGAGGTGCTCGCCGAGAAGCGCCAGCTGAAGGAGAAGCTGGTGGCGATCGAGGCGGTCATCGAGGCGGCGGGAGGTTCGGACGGGATCAAGGCTCTGCAGGAGCTGAAGACCCGGCTGGAGAAGGACGAGATCGGCAAGCTGCTGACCGAGGGGAAGCACGAGGAGTGGTTCGAGAAGCGGACCGGCCGGATGCGCTCCGAGCACCAGCAGCAGGTGGAGAGTCTCATGGAGCAGCTGGAGGCCGAGAAGAAGGGCCGAGGAGCTGCCGAGAAGGCTCGCACCGACCTGATGCTGGAGACCGCGGTTCGTGCGGCTTCCGGCAAGATGGGCGTGATCGACTCCGCGGTGTCCGACGTGATTCTCCGCGCGCGTGGCGTGTTCAGCTTCGATCAGGAGCGTGACGCCCTGGTCATCAGGGACGAGAAGGATGGCGCGGTCCTCGGGAAGGACGGTAAGAATCCGATGTCCGTCGACGAATGGCTGGAGAGCCAGAAGGAGTCGGCGCGGCACTGGTTCCCGCCCTCGAAGGGTTCCGGCGCCCAGGGCGCGCATGGCAATGGCGCCGGCGAGCCTGACCCGTCCAAGATGAGCTGGGCAGATTACGCGAAGTGGCGCGAAGAGAAGGGGATGAGCCGGCCCAAGGGAATCCCGGGCTAGAGACTCCTCCTCGCAACGTTGCCCCTGACATCGGGGCAGGAGAACGATCCAAATGGCGAACGCCTTTCTGAACCCGGACATCGTCGCCCGCGAGGCGCTGATGCTCCTGCAGTCCCAGCTGGTGGCCGCTCGGCTGTTCAGCCGTGACTACGAGACCGATCTGAACGCCGGCGCAAAGGTCGGCGACACCATTCGCATCCGTCGGCGCGGTGCGGGCGTCGTGGACGAGTACAACGGTTCCACCGTGACCATCCGCGACATCGTCGAGTCGAGCATTCCGCTCACCCTGGAGAAGCACTTCGACGCGACGGTGAAGATCACCGACCGGGAGCGGACGCTGGATCTCGTCTCCTTCTCGCAGCAGGTGCTGGCTCCGCGCATGGTCGAGATGGGCGAACGCATCGACGCGTACGCCCTGGAGAAGCTGAAGGACCTGCCGGCGGTTGCCGGTCCGTCCGAGGCGGCTCCGGCGGCTCTGCCGAACTCCCTGACGACCCTGGCCCAGGTCCGCAAGACCCTGAACGACCTGAAGGTCCCGATGAGCCCCCGGTTCCAGATCGTCTCGACCGAGTACGAGCAGACCCTGCTCGGCGTCGGCGAGTTCGTGAAGGTCAACGAGTCCGGTGCGACCTCCGCCCTGCGCGAGGCCGAGCTGGGTTCCCTGATGGGCCTCATGTCCTTCATGGCGCAGAACGTCGATTCGACCACCCACACCTCGGGCACCGAAGTGTCCGCGGTCACCAACGGTGCCCTGGCGGCCGGTGCGACCAGCATCGCCTACGACGGCGCGTCGCTGGCGGCGGGAACGTTCCTGGCCGGGGACATCATCACGATCGCCGGCTACGGCAACGCCGTGGTCGACGCGAACGTCACCTCCGTGGCCAACGCGGGTACGCTCGTCATCCGTGAGCCTCTCCGTGAGGCGGTGGGTGACGGCGTGGCGATCACCGTGTACGACGGTGGTAGCAACACGCGGCAGAACCACGGCGCGGCGTTCCACCCGAACGCGTTTGCGTTCGTGGCGGTGCCGCTGGATACCCCCGAGGCGGCTCCGTCGTCCTACATCCAGGACCCGGTGACCGGTCTCTCCATCCGCGCGACGTTCGACTACGATCGCGACCTGAAGTCTGACGTCCTGTCGCTCGACATCCTGGTCGGTGCGAAGATGGTCGATGGTCGCCTCGGCGCCCAGATCGTCAAGGACATCCCGTAGTCCCTGTCCCGCCCCCGGTTCGCCGGGGGCGGGCACAGCGGGGAGGCGAACATGCAGAACTGTCGCTGGATGAAGAACGGCAAGGGCGAGGAGATCCGGGTGAACGACGCGCAGGTCGCGGCGTTCAAGAAGCGCGGGTACTCGCTCTTCGAGAAGCCGGTGGAGGAGCCGCGCGTAGCTCGGCAGGCCGGTAGGCAGATGAACATGGGCTCGGTGGTGCGGATGGAGCGCGAAGGCCAGTCGTGCTTCGCGGATCCGAGGCAGATCGAGGCCATGACGAAGGCTGGATGGAAGGTCTCCAAGAAGCAGCCGGTTCCCAAGGGCGAGGTGCCGGTGTACCGAGCGATCAAGGGCCGTGACCCGGTCATGGGTCGCATCCGGATGGTGCACGCCGCGAGTGGGGCCGAGTGCTTCGCGGACGACAAGCAGGTGAGCGCGATGGAGGCGGCCGGTTGGGTGGATCCCAGCAAGCCTGCGGCTTCGGCGGCAGCGGTGGTCGGCGGTGAGATGCAGATGAGCGTGCCGCCGATGATCGTCAAGCTGCAGCCGTTCAGCGCGCACGTCGAGCAACAGCTGCAGGGCGTGACCGAGGAGGTCGCTGGAGTGCAGTTCTCCAGCGAGGCTGAGGGCGCCCCCTGGGTTACGGCCGGAGGTCCTGGCAGCGGCGGCGCCATCGAGGCGGCTCCTGTACAGTTCTCGGCGCAGAATCCGAGCTGGGACTACCCGGTCATCGTCGCGCGCGCGCACTGCTGGATGCGGGTCGGCGTGTGGGCCGACCAGATCCTGTCGGGTCCGCCGGTGGTGACGAGCAACGCGGTGGAGATTCGTCCCAAGGCCGTCGCGCCCCAGTCGGATCCCGAGCCGCGTCCCAGCAAGTAGGGTTCCTACACTGCTGATCTGAGGGGGGCCCCGCGGGGCCCCTCTTCTGATCGGGGAGACGTTTCGTGGCCGCCAAGACCCCCAGCTACCTCCAGTTCGACGGCGCCGCGAACAGCTTCGCGAACTTCCAGGCACCCAACGCCGTGAACGCGACGGGGGACCTCCTCGTCACGTGGTTCATGCGCGTCCTGGAGTGGCCCGTCTCCAACGCCCTCATTTGGCAGGCCCGCGACAACTCCACCGACCAAGCCATCGGGGCGTTCCTGTACGCGGACCAGTTCGCAGACACCGTAGGCGGCGGGCGGCAGGTCACCGGCGACGAGTACTGCCTGGGGTTCCAGTGGCCTGTCAGCTCGGGGCCGACGATCGAGTCGTTCGCGGGTCCGGCGACGGGGGTGCCCCTCCGGCTCGGGGCGGTCTACCAGATCCAGATGGCGATGAAGTACAACAGCGGGGACGCGAAGACCTACTTCGCCGTGTTCATCGACGGTGCGAGCGTTTATCAGGCCAGTCAGACGGGGCAGATCCACGACATCAACGCCTCTGGCGACCCGATCATGCGGTGGGGGGGTTCCCCGATCGACAACTTCCTGGGGCTCGTCGACCACGAGCGCGCCATCATGGACATCATCCAGTGGCGGTGGGAGGTGGACCGCGGCCTCACGATCACGGGTGGGGAGATCGACGCCCCGGACGGGATGCTGGACTCGTTCGAGGAGCTGTCGCTGAACTCAGGCGTGGACACTGCCAAGTCCTCGGCCTACTTCCTCGGCGCCGGCTCGGGCAACGTCGTCGCCGACGAGGGCGCCTCTAACACCGGGACGTCGTCCGGCCTCGTCTGGGCCGACGCCGCCGAGGCGGATCCCCAGTTCCCTGCGCCCGGGGAGGCTCGCTGGGCCTTTGAGAACGTTGCGGGCTACGCGCTGCGAGAGAGCGACGCCCCCGACGTCTCGCCGCAGCCTATCTTCTCGCCCGTCGGCTCGCGGCCGAACCCGACGGCGGGCGAGCTTCGTCTGCGCCTGCACCCCTGCATCTGGAAGGAGCACGGGGACGGGCGCGCTCGGGACTACCTCGTAGTAGGGAACCTTGTGGGGGATGATACCGCGCACGTCACGATCGGCGTGGAGAACGTCAAGACGTCGAACTCCGGCGGCGTGACGTCCTCGCGCGCGGACGTCGTGAACCACGGCGGCGTTAGCGCCGCCGGCCAGATGCGGTGGGGGCGCGCGGACTTCTACGACTCCGGGGACACCACCTCGACGATGCAGCAGCGGCTCACGTTCTTCAACGGCGCCACCCTGGAGTTCGCCCTCGGCGTGAACGTCTCGGACTCGTCCGGCAACTACGTGGTGCGGACTGACTCCGGGACGGTGGACACCGGGGTCGCCCGCTCGCAGGGGCTCCACGAGCTGGCGATCAGCGTGACGCGCGACGTCGGTCTCACCACCTGCACCGTGCGCTTCTACATCGACGGCGACATGGTCCACGAGGAGGTCGGCACGACCCCGGGCGACGTGAACGGGTTCGGGATCCGCCACCGCGCGGACTCCGCCGCGGAGGAGGGCTTCTGGGACTGGATGGCGTGCAACATCCGGTACGGGAACACCCCCGCGGACTTCCAGGGGCTCGTGCCCGCGTCGGGGTCGATCGTCCTGCCGCTCCTCCAGCCCGCGGAGGGCGTGGCCTTCTTCCGCGGCGTGACGATCGACGACGAGCAGGCCGGCGCCTCCTCGCAGGAGGTGGGCGCCATCTCGTACACGTTCCGCCATTCTACCGATGGCGGTTCGACGTGGTCGTCCCCAGCTACCCTCAACACTGCGAACCTGCGAGCGCTGGCGTGCGCTGGCAACGGCCAGGACGTCCTGGAGATCACGGCCAGCTTCACCGCGGGAATGGATCAGATGAGCAGTGGTGCCCTGCGGCAGATTGATGTACAGTACGAGCCGGCGGTGACCATTGGTTTCGGAGACGCCGAGTCGGACCAGACCGACGGCGTTCTAATGGAGGCGGTGTAGCGTGGCCAAGCTCGGAGACCGTATCGTCTACAAGACCGGCGAGGCGATCGTCGTCCGGTGGCGAGTGCGCGTGGCGGGCGAGCTGCAGACTGGACTCGCCGGAACCACCACGGTGACCGTCTACGACGAGGCGGACGTCTCATTCACCACACCCTCCGTCACGGAGCCCATCACGGGCGTCTATCAGGCGTCGTTCACTCCGGACGCAGCTGGAACGTGGACCGTCACCATCGTTGAGTCGTCGGTCCCGGCGGAGGAGATTCGGGTCTACGAGGTGGCTGCGGCTGTCATCGGGGACCGCCTGCCGGACACCCTCAGCCTCGCCAGCATTCAGACCGAAGCAGAGCAGGCCCTGGAGACGTACCGCCTGGACGAGCTGGTGGCTGTAGCCGCGGGGTCCAATCCCGTCATCAGCTCGTTTCTGGATCGAATCCTGAACAAGAACGGGAGTCAGACCTTCAACCAAGCGGACGACTCCCTGGAGGCGATCAGGGATCGCGGCGATGCTGCGTGGGACACGGCTACCGGTTTTGCGGTTCCGGGTGACCAGATGAATCTGGTAGACGGAGCGATCACCGCGGCGAAGTTCGCCGCCGACGCCATCACGAGCGCCGTGCTGGCCACCGACGCGATCGGAGCAGCCGAGTTGGCCGCCGACGCAGTGACGGAGATCCGGGACGCGATCACGGCGGTGATCAACGATCTGACGGCGCAGGAGGTGCGGGATGCCATGAAGCTCGCGCCGACCGCCGGCACCCCTGCCGCGGGGTCGGTCGACGAGCATCTGGACACGATCGAGGGGCGCGTCGACGTCGCGACGAGCACGCGTTCTGCGCCAGGGGACGCGATGGACTTGGTTGCTGGAGCCGTGGATGCGGCTGCCCTGGCGGCGGACGCGGTCGGTGAGATCGCAGATGGTGTCTGGGACGAGCCGCTCGTGGGTCACGTGGCTGGCGGCTCTACCGGGGAGAACCAGAACCTGATCGACGACATCGACGCAGTGGTCGCGTCGAACCTGGATGTGGCGGTGTCCTCCAGGGCCGTCGCTGGGGACGCGATGGCGCTCACCGGAACCGAACGTGCTGCGGTGGTGGACGCGGTTCTGGACGAACTGCTGTCCGGGCACACTACACCCGGTTCCCTTGGGCAGGCGGTGTCGGACATCCTGGCGGATACCGCGGACGCGCAGCCGCGCGTGGTCCTGATCCAGAAGCTGCTGAAGAACCGCTTCGAGATTAGCACCGTGACCGGAGTCGCGACCCTGTACGATGACGATGGTACGACCCCGCTGCTGACGGCGCAGTTGTACCTGGATGCGTCCGGGGCTACTGACTACGATGGGACGGCGGCCATCCACCGAAGGGACGCACTCTCGTGAGCGTAGTGATTCAAGGCTTCGGCCAGGGTCCTGGTGGCGGTGGCGGGGTCACGATCAACCGGGTGGTGACGGAGATCACGGTTGAGGTGGACAACGAACCTGTCGAGGTGTCCCTGTTGACGCCCGAGGTGGACGTGTCGATCCTCACCACGCAGTTCATTCTGGAAGGGGAGTAAAAGGAAATGGCAACGAATGATCCCGGGATTCCCGTCAACTGCGATCTGCAGCGGCGCCGCGGGGACACGTGGCCCCTGGCAATTCAGCTCCTGCAGGCGGGAACCACGGATCCCTTGATCCCTGCCGGAATCGCTGGGTACACGTTCAAGTTGGCCGTGGACACTGAGAAGGAGCCGGGGGGCTCCGTGTCCAGCGTCACGAACGTGTTCGAGCGAGCCGGGACGATCACGGACGCGCCCTTGAACAAGGTCGAGTTCGCCCTGTCGGACTCGGAGGCGAACTTGATTCCTGGCCAATACTACTACGAGATCGAGATGACGGACACCAGTTCGGATCGCCGAACCCTCATGTACGGCAAGTGGATCGTGAAGCAAGACATCGCGAAGGGGGCATAGCAATGGCGTTCGTGAAAGAAGATGGAACTGGGCTCGCGAACTCGAACGCCTACGTCGATGCCGACTTCGTCGACGACTACGCCAACGATCGTGGCGGCGATGCGATCGCTACGCATGCGGCGTGGTTCGATCTTGGCACGTCCGAAAAGGAAGCGGCCATCATCCGGGCCACGGACTACATCGACGGGGGCCGGTATCGGTTCGTTGGGATCCGCAAGCTGACATCGCAGGCCCTGGAGTGGCCTCGGGTGGACGCGCGCTACACCGACGACGATCGCTCCGCCCTGGAGGTACCGATCGAGGTCCAGAAGGCGTGCGCCGAGCTTGCGTTGCAGGCCGCGGACGGCTCGGCCCTGGCGCCGAACCCGGAGTACGACGACTCCGGTCGCTTCGTGGAGGCCCTGGCCGAGCGAGTGGGTCCGATCGAAACGAGCACCCGGTACTCACAGGCCGGGGCCCCCACGAACTTCAGGAAGTATCCGCGGGTCGACAAGATCCTGCGCTTCCTGGTGATCGGCGGGCGCGAGCTACTGAGGGCCTAGCGCATGGCGAACGCGACCCACATTCGGCTGGCGGCGACGGCCAAGCGGCTCATCGAGAAGAACGGGCGATCCGTGACGCTGGTGAAGGTCTCGGCCACGTTGGCGGACGCGACCAAGCCCTGGGATGGGGTGGTGGCCACGAGCCCTACCGAGACGACGGTCATCGCGGCGTTCTTCGATGACACGACCTTCGATTCCGCGGGCACGATGGTGCACCGGAAGAACGTGGGCACGGTGATGATCGCCCAGGATTCCCTGGGTTCCGGCGTGGATCTGTCGACCTACGACGTCGTCAACGACGGGAGCAAGCCCCGGAAGATCATCCGGCGCCTGAAGATCGCGCCGGGGGACGTGGTGATCGCCTGGATGCTGGAGGTGGAGCTGTAATGGCGATGGCCGACCAGGAGCAGGCCCGGGACGAAATCCTGGACCTCTTCAAGACCGCGTGGGATGCCGGCCTGGAATCGGCCGGGATCGCCGTGGTCTATCTGAACGACGGGCAGCAACCCCCAGACGCCCAGGAGACCGGCGAGGCGGGGTCCCCCACCCCCTGGGCCCGGGTATCGCTGTTCCACGCCACCGGAGGGGCGACGACCCTCGCCGGGGGCCTAGGGGCCCACAAGGAGACCTCTGAGGGGTTCCTCCAGTGCGAAATCTACGTGGCCCCTGCTCAAGGCTTGCGACAAGCCGACAGACTTGCTAAGATCGTCAAGAACGCCTTTCGCGGCCAGAGGACGGCCGGAGGGGCCACGTTCCGGAACGTGCGGCACCAGGAGATCGGGCGCGACGGCGTCTGGTTCCGAATGGATGTCCTGGTGGACTTCGAGTACGACGAGATCGTCTAGCCACGCGAGGAGAAGGAAAACGTCATGGCGCTCCTGAACAAGATCAGCTCCAACTCGACGGGCCTCCGGTTCGCCGAGGAGGACACCCTGAAGACCGTGTCCGGGGACGAGGTCTGGTACGGCCTCGATCCGAACACGTACAACGATTTCGGGGGCGAAGTGCAGCTCGTCGCTCGGAATCCCATCAACGCCGACCGCCAGAACCGCAAGGGCGTGGTGACGAACCTGGAGGCGGCCGGCGGCTGGAACAACGACCTGACCCAGGTCAATCTCCAGCGGCTGCTGCAGGGCTTCATGTTCGCGAGCTTCCGCGAGAAGGACAACGTCGCGAACAACGCGGCGGGCACCCCGATTACGGACCTGACCAGCAACGTCTTCACCGTCACGGCGCACACGTTCGTGGTCGGCGACCTGCTGAAGGGTTCCGGCTTCGACGACTCGGCCAACAACGTCCTGATGGAGGTCTCCGCGCAGACGGCGACCACGATCACGGTCGTGGGCCCGACGCTGGTCGATGATGCCTCGCCGGCCGCGTACGCCTTGGGCGTCGAAGGTGCGAAGCTCTACAAGGTCGGGCACCAGTTCGCGACGGATGACCTCTCGGTCGACGTATCGACGGGCTCGCTCCCGCGCCTCGTCTCGACCGCGGGATTCGACATGACCACGCTCGGCCTCGTGCCCGGTGAGCTGGCGTTCCTCGGCGGTGATGCTGCGGACGAGGCGTTCGACTCTGTTGGCAACACGGCTCAGTTTGTTCGCGTGCGTGGTATCGTGACGACCACGCTCTCCAACGACTCCATCGAGCTGGACAAGACGTCCCTCACGATGGTGGATGAGGCGGGCGGCGGCAGCGAGACCATCCGCATCTTTTTCGGGCGCGTCCTGAAGAACGAGGCGATTCCGGCCAACCAGATCCGGCGGACCTACCAGCTGGAGCGCAGCCTGAGCTACCCGGACGACGCGGCGACCACCGAGCTGCAGGCCGAGTACCTGACGGGTGCGGTGGGCAACGAGTTCACGCTGAACGTGGCCAGCGCCGACAAGGTCACCGTGGACCTGGGATTCCTGGCCGCCGGCTACGAGACTCTGGCGGCCGCGGCGGCCCCCAACATCAAGTCGGCCGTGTCCTCGGGCGGGGCGCCCACGCTCGCCGAAGCGGATGCGTTCAACACGTCGTCGGACATCAGCCGCATCAAGCTGTCGACGGCTGGCGGAGTGTCGAACCCGGCTGCGCTCTTCGCGTTCGCTACGGATCTGACGCTGACCATCTCCAACAACGCCTCGGCGGAGCCCGCCCTGGGCGTTCTCGGGGCCCTCGACATCGCCGTGGGCAACTTCACGGTGGGTGGGAGCATCGAGGCGTACTTCGTCGAGACGGCGGCCATGCAGTCCGTGATCGACAATGCGGACATCACGGTCGAAGCGCACTTCGTGAAGGCCAATTCCGGCATCAGCTTCGACATTCCGCTCTTGTCCCTGGGGGACGGCAAGCTGAACGTCGAGAAGGACCAGTCCATCAAGATCCCGCTGGAGATCCAGGCGGCAACGGGCGCCAAGGTGCATCCGACGCTCGACCACACGCTCCTCTGGGTCTTCTGGGACTACCTCCCGAACGCGGCGGACGCGTAAGGGACAATTCGTGCCCCTGTTACCCAGCCCCCGCTGAGGTAGGAGAAGAATGAGCGGAACGTTCGCAGCCTTCAAGAGCGACGTGGATCGCGAGCGAAACGGCCTGTGGCTCGACTACGGCGACGCCGGGGAGTTCCTGGTGGCCCGCGCGGGTGGGGCCAACAAGGCGTACGAGAAGGCCCTGGCCCGTATCACCAAGCCGCACCGTCGGGCCCTGGAGGCCGAGGCGATCGATTCGGACAAGGCGTTTGACCTGATGAAGCAGGCGTTCGCCGAGACCATCGTGCTCGACTGGAAGGGTATCACCGACGCTGAGGGCAACGAGGTCCCGTACAGCAAAGAGAAGTGCCTGTGGCTCTTCCGGGAGCTGGACGACCTGTTCCAGGCGATCCGGGAGGACGCACACAAAGCGACGCTCTACCGGGCCTCGCTGCGGGAGGAGGCCGCGGGAAACTGAGGGCGGTCCTTCGTTACCAGCTGACGAAGGGCCCCAAAGAGCGGACGATCATCCGGAACTGCTACGCGCACAATGTGCCGCTCCCGGAGTCGATCGCCAACGCGCCTGAGCTGGAGCTGGGGCTGGAGCTGTTCTTCAGCGCCTTCTGGGACCTGACGACGTGCCGGCCGTCGGGGTGGTCGGTTCAACCCATTCCTTGGTCCGCGATCATCGAGTGGGGTCAGATGCACGAGCTGGACTACGAAGAGATGGATGACCTGCTCTTCTACGTCAGGGAGATGGACAGCGAGTTCATCGACTACGTGGCCGAGCAGAACAGCAAGAAGAAGTGACGTGCCGACGCACCGATCGTTCGGGGAACTCGCTAATCGGATGAACTTCATCTCCGCGGAGTTCATTACGCGGGCGACTCAACTCATGCGATCGGTGGCGCTGGCGGTCCACCAGACGGTGGTCGTCACGACCCCCGTGGATACCGGGCGGGCTCGGAGCAACTGGTTCGTGAGCTTCGGGTCCCCCGTGCTCACGGACAACGAGCCACCGGGTGGGGACAGCGTCAGCGCGCGAGGGAGGCAGGCCGCGGATCAGGCTTTCTCCCAGGGGCGGCCGGTGATCGCGTCGTGGCGGCTCGGATCGGGCGACATCTACGTCTCGAACGGGGTGCCGTACATCGGGGAGCTGGACCGCGGAAGTAGTCGTCAGGCCCCCAAGGGAATGAGCAGGCAAGCGATTCTGGCAGGTCGCCGCGTGCTGAAAGAGACAAAGCTGCTGCCGCCGGGGACCGGGTAGGAAATGGCCGAGAATCTAATCATCCGGCTCCGGGCAGACGGCGCCCTCAAGGTTGTCCGCAACTTCAAGAACATCGGGGACTCCGGTCGGCAGGCAGCCAACGGAGTAGGGATCCTTCAGCGCGCCCTCGGCCTCCTTGGTGGCGTGCTGGCGATCCGTTCCGTCATCCAGTATTCGGACGCCTACACCAGCCTCCAGAACCGGCTCAAGCTCGTCACGAAGAGTTCGGCCGAGCTGGGCGTGGTGACCGAGGAGCTTCGGAAGACTGCGAACGAAACGCGCACGGCGTTCAGCAACACGGGCGAGTTCTACGCGCGCGCGGCTCTGGCCTCGCGGGAATTGGGTGTGTCCCAGCGGCAGCTGTTGGATCTGACGCGCTCGGTCAACCAAGCCATCATCCTTTCCGGCGCCACGGCAGTGGAAGCCGAGAAGGGACTGATCCAGTTCTCCCAGGGCATCGCGTCCGGCTCCCTTCGCGGGGACGAGCTTCGATCGGTGCTGGAGCAGCTGCCGCTCGTGGCGGACGTGATCGCGAAGCAGCTCGGCGTGACGCGCGGGGCGCTGCGCAAGCTGGGGGCTACCGGTGCGATCACGGCCGAAGTGATCCTGGAGGCATTCAAGAACTCCCGAGATGAGCTGGAGTTCCTGTTCAAGACGACTGTTCCCACCATCCAGCAGTCGTTCGCGGTGCTGCGTAACGAAGTGGTTATTTTCATCGGGCGGTTGAATGCTGGCACTGGTGCGGCTCAGACGTTTAGTGAAATCGTTCTGGCCCTGGCCAAGAACATCGACATTTTTGTTCGGATCATCGCCGCTGGCGGAATCGCTCTGGCGCTGAATGCCATCAGGAATGGTATCGTCGGGATCACGGCGGCTATTCTGGCGAACCCCATCGGTCTGATCGTGACAGGGCTTACTCTGGCAACTTCGGCGCTGATCGCCTTTAGCAGTCAGCTCATGGTGGCCGAAGGTAGCTTCACTACGTTTCAGGATGTTGGTGTCGAGGCACTCAAGACTATCGTCTTCGAGCTTGGGTTCTTCGTGAAGGGGGTCGTCCTAGCCGTCCAGGACGTCAACGACAACTTTGAGCTGCTTGACTTTCGCTCCCTTGCTTTTGGTATTGCCAGGATCATCGATGTGATCATCAACTCGTTCAAGGTGCTTGCTGAGACAGTCGCCAGTTCGTTTCGCACTACGGTTGCGGTGCTTACCCTCCTGCTGGATCTGGACAAGTTGGCCGGCTTCAGCGCCACGGTCGGTGCTGCGCGTAAGGGAGGCGCGTCCATCGCGGAGGCTCTCGACCTGGGTTTCCGAGATCAGTTTGGCGCCGGATTCCTGGACTTTGGGGATCGGCTGGCCGGCATACTGGAGGGGACCAGGGTGGAAGACGCGGTGGACGGGGTATTCGACCGCGCCAACCAGCGGGCCACGAAGCGCCAGATCGACGCCAACCGGCGGGCATTCGAGGCGAGCAAGGTTAATCTAGAAGACCCTGGGGTGAAGACCGCAACGGTCACCGGAGGCAAGGCGCCGAAGCTGACGGTGGCGCAGGTGCTCGCGCAGCTGGAGCAAGAGGGGCGCCTGCTGCAGCTGAACAACCGCGAGCGGGAGCGGGAGGAGCAGCTCCTTCGCATCGTTGTGGCGCTGCGGAAGGCCGGTGCGCAGTTCGACCTCGCGGACGTGGCGGCGATCGATAAGCTGATCACGCGGAACCAGCTCCTGGCGGATCAGGCGAGCCTCTACGAGGAGATCAAGGGCCCCCTGCAGCAGCACATGGTTCAGGTCGAAGCGCTGAATATCCTGTATGACTCGGGCCGCATCAACCTGGACGAGTTCAACAACAAGCTGGCGGAGCTGAACCGCAAGATCCTGGAGACGGACAACTCGATCAGCGGCGCGGGCAAGGGGCTCCTCGCTGGGTTCATCCAGCCGGCGCAGTCCTTGTTCCAGTCCCTGGAGCAGACGGGCATCGGCACCCTTCAGTCCTTCGGGGATGCCCTGTCTGAGACGTTCCGTCGCGGGGGCAACATCGGGGACTTCTTCGAGAGCTTCAAGGCCGGGCTGTCGGATGTGCTCGGGCAGCTCGCGCAGCTGACGTTCCGCCTCTTGCTCATCCAGTCGATCACCGCCCTGGGTGGCGGCGGGTTCCTGGCCAGCATCGGAGTGTCTCCTGTCGGTAAGGCTTTCGGGGGCACCGTGCAGGGCGGGCGCGAGGGACGCGTCATGCGGGTTGGAGAGCGCGGGCCGGAGAACGTGTTCGTGGGTCCCGGCCAGCAGGCCAACGTGCAGCCCGTGCAGCAACAGGCCCCGCAGCAGGTCAACGTGATCGCGGTGGCGGACCCCAACGACGTTCCCGCGTTCCTGAACTCTGTCGAGGGTGGGCACACGATCGTGCAGCTCGTCTCGCGCAACCGCAGCCAGATCCGGGCCGCGCTCGGCGTCTAAGGAGAAAGAAGCAATGGCTTGGCAGACTGGCACTTCCACCGACCATCAGGATCTGCTCGCGGACCTGCGAACGTTCCTGCTGGCCAACGGCTACACGAGTGACCGGTACGATCTCGCGGTGAACGACGCGGAAAATGACGAGATGATCGTGCACTCCACGTCGGAGGACTTCTACATCGGGATCCGCACGTTCTTCAACTCGTCGGCCAACGCCTACAACTGGGAGCTGGCGGGCTTCACTGGCTATGCGGCGGGCAACACCTGGGAGAACCAGCCGGGCATCAGCCCGGGGCGATACGATGGCCTGACCACCGCGCTCAAGTACGGGGCTTACGTCCCTGCGTCCAGTGGAACGATCACCTATTGGTTCAGCGCGACCGGCCGCCGGGTCTACGGGGTGCTGAAGATCGGAACGTCGTACCTCAGCTTCTACCTCGGCTTCCTGAATCCCTTCGCGGCGGCCAGCGAGTACCCGTACCCACTGTACATCGCCGGCTGCACGGCCCAGTTCGATCGGCTTCCGAACTCGGGGAACATTGGCCTGTCCGGTCTGGCCGATCCGATCACGATGCTGTCCAACAGCAACAACGGGCCGGCGTTCGTTCGTAGCCCCGCTGGGCTGTGGTTGCCGGTGCGAAACTCGTTCGAGACCACCGTCAACGGGCGCACGCTCATCAGCGGCCGGGGAGTCTGGCCCTGCAACAGTCCCATCATCAACACTACCACCGTCCCGGATGACGCGGACCGACTGTGGATCGAGTCGGTGGCCACGCGCGACTGGACCCAGGTCATTCCCAACAGCGGGAACCCGGGAACCGAAGTGGCCAAGCTGTACAAGAGTGATGACAGCGGCGGGGATCTGGTCAAGAGGTTCCCCCTGACGATTTGGGGGTTCAACGCCAACCCGGAGAGTCAAATCTACGGTGAGCTAGACGGCGTCTTCTGGGTTTCCGCGGCGCCCGGGCAGGTGGACGGGGCGGTCACGTCGGAGGACACGTTGACCGACGGGGCTTCGACGTTCCACGTGTTCGCGCAGGGCAATCGGTCGTCGGACTTCAACCTGCAGGCCATCGAGGAGGTATAGAAATGGCTTTCGAGAGCAGCACCTATACCAACCAGGAAGACCTGATGACCAAGCTCCACACGTTCGCCGTGGCCGGGGGCACGGACGGGACCTGGACGAACGGCGAGCTGGACACGGTGAACGACGAGATGGCCATCTCGAAGGGCACCGTCTTCGTGCAGTTCACGTGGGACAACACGAACCACATCTGGGTCTTCCAGTCCACGGGGTACGACGGCAGTGCTCCTGGATCCAATCCCGGGGACTCTGGCAACGGGGCCGACGGCAACACGAACACTCGTCGGGTGGAGCTGATTGGGAACGGTGGGGGGACCTACTGGTTCTTCTCCAACGCCACTGGCGCTGGGGAGAGCTACATTCACGTGGTGATCGAGTACACTCCCGGCTTCTTCCGGCACTTCGGCTTCGGGGACCTCGTGAAGGTCGGAGATTGGGCCGGAGGAGCATACGCGTACGGCCACACATGGGATCAAGCTGCGGGGGCTATCGATACTCCGAATGACTCCGGTCACTCGGTACTTCTCGATTCGTTGCCCAACGTTACAGCCGAGTGTGCCACGATCCGCATGGAGGGTTTCCAGGGGGAGCCGTCCGCCTCCTCCAAGTGGGGCGTGATCGGAGGAATCACTTCCGCCGGAAACGATTCGGACGGCGTGGGCCGAACCCCGTGCTTCGGGGGCAGCCGTGGGGGTCCGTACGTACGCTCCTTCGGCGGGTTCGTGGCTTCGGCGCTGACCGGGGCGGTTCCTGGGTGCCCGGTTTCGGTGATCTACCAGAACCTCGCGCCGGCTCCCGATCGCTGGTTCTTCATGGGCTACCAGCCCGACGTCCGCGTCGCGAACATCCGGGCGTTCGAGCCCAAGCAGGAGTACGCGTTCGGCAGCGAGACGTGGATCCCGTTCCCGATCGTCCGCAAGGCGTGGGCGTCGAATCCGGACATCGAGCAGTCGGGCAACGGCGGCATCTTCTACAAGAAGAACACGACCTAGCATGGTTGCGCACCCGAGCTGGAACAACACGGCGTACGAGCTGACCGACCAGATGTCGGACGACCAGTTCGAGCCGGGCTACACGGCTGGCGCCTTGGGGGGCACCGGGGCACCCGTGTCTCCGCGCATGGACTACCTTCTGGGCGACTTCCTCGCGGCCGAGGCGCTGGCTGGCCCGAGCACCCCAGTGATTCCGTCCATCTCCAGCGTGAATCACCCGAGCTGCGAGGGCGAGGGCATCGGGGGGCTGTGGTTCGGGCTGATCCACGTGACACCCAGGGAGATCGCCTTGGGCAACATCCTGGGCACCGTTCAGGTGACCATCGACATCTTCAACGCGGACTTCTCGTCGCACGACTATGGGGCGTGGACTAACAATGCCGGCGCGGGGATCAGCCTGAACAATCCGGCTCTTCCCACCACGATTCCGTCCATGAACGGGCTCGTGCTCACGCTGACGGTGACCCCCGACGGGCCACCGTCCGTGGACTCGACGCTGGTCTACGACTTCGATGCGTCCACCATCATCGTGGTCCAGCCGATCAGCCTCACCCGTCTGGTGCCCATCGTGTTCGCCCCGGAGCGCAAGATCCGAGAGGAGCTGGCGTGGCTGACCGACGTCCAGCGCGCCGTGGATGGGACGGAGAAGCGGGTGGCGCTGCGCAAGAACCCCCGGCAGCTCTACGACCTGGGGTTCCTGCGGGAGAACAACGTCGAGCGCCAACGCCTGGAGAACCTCCTGTTCGACTGGCAGGCGCGGCTGTTCGGCCTTCCGGTCTGGACGGACGCCATGTACCTGTCTGCGGCCGTCGGCATCGGGGACTCAACGATCAACGTGGACGACACAAGCTACTCGGATCTCAGGGACTCGGGATTGGCCATCATCTGGACGGACGAGACGGACTACGAGATCCTGAACGTGGACGTGGTCGGCGCCAGCAGCTTCACGCTCACCTCGACCGCGACCAAGGCGTTCCCGGTGGGCACCCTCGTGTTCCCGATGCGGGTGGCCTTCGTGGAGTCCCAGCCGCGGATCCGGCGTTACCCCGTCGGGGCGACCAACTACCGCATTCGGTTCATCGTGACGGACAACGACGCGAACCTCGCGGACGTCTCGGCCTTCAACGCCTTCAACGGCAAGGTGCTGCTGGACGACCCCAACTTCGTCCGCGAGACGGTACCCGAATTCTTCGACCGGCAGGTGCACGTGTTCGATGGAGAGACCGGCATCCTTTCCCAGATCAGCCAATGGGACGTCTCTCGCCGGGGCTCCGCCAAGAGGTTCCGACCCCAGAGTCGGCAGGCCATGTGGCAGATCCGGCAATTGCTGCACGCGCTTCGGGGGCGACAGGTGTCGTTCTACCTGCCTACCTTCGCGGAGGAGTTTACCCTGGACTCGGCCCTCGTAGTGGCGGGGACGACGGCGGACGTTCAGAATGCGGGGTACAGTGACTTCTCGCAGTCTCGGCAGCCCAGGAACATCTTGCGCGTGGTGGAGAAGGACGGCACCAAGACCATCAGGACCATTCTGTCGTCGGCCGAGCTGTCGGACACCATCGAGCACCTAACGGTGGACTCGGGCTGGCCGGCCAACATCGCCGTGGCGGATGTCGACTTCATCGACCTGATCGAGAAGGTGCGGTTGGACACGGACACGGTGGTCATCATCCACGATGATTTCGCCGGACGCGGTACGCTCACGTTTCCAGTGAAGGCGGTGCTCGAATGAGTTACGACGCGGAAGAGACCAGCGTAGAATCGGGGCAGCCCGTTGAGCTGTACGAGATCCGCCTTGGGGTGGACGTGTTCAGGTACGCCAGCGGGGAGGACGACATCGTCGTGTCCGCCAACACTTGGACGGCGATTCCTCTGAAGCGGTCCTCGATCCCGATCAGCCCCGAGGCGCGCACCCAGCCGATCGAAGTGACGATGCCGGCCAGCAACACGTTCGCGCAGAAGTACGTGGCGAGCATCCCGGTCAGTCAGGCTACCCTCCAGATTTTCCGCGTGCACCGCGGGGACCTGACCGACACGGTGCTCCTATTCAAGGGCGTGGTGAAGACCGTGAAGTTCGAGGACTCTGGTCAGCAGGCCACCCTCCTCGTGGTGCCCGTGGAAGGGGCCCTGGCCAAGGCGATGCCCCGGATCGACTTCGGGGCCCAGTGCAGCCACATGCTCTACGACGCGCGCTGCAAGGTGGCTCCCGGGGCGTTTCGATACCAGGGAACGGTGGCCACCGTGTCCGGCAGCACGATCACCGTGACGGGCCTCGACGGCTCGAAGGGCGTCGGCTGGGCCACAGCCGGTGAGGTGGTTCGGGCCAACGGCGATCGGCGCCTGATCATCCGCCACACCGCCACGGACACCCTCCAACTCCTGTTTCCGTTCGAGGACACCCCTCTGGGGGAAACGGTCGACGTCTTTGCCGGCTGCGACCACAGCCTCGCGACGTGCCAGTCGAAGTTCGCCAACGAGTTGAACTTCGGCGGGACCCCCTTCGTGCCCAACAAGAACCCGTTCATCACGGGTCTGGACTAGGAGCCCGACATGCCCTGGTGGTTTACCGCGCTCATCTTTGTCGGATCCTTCATCGCTTCGGAGCTGCTGCGTCCTAAGCCGCAGATCGAGAACGCGCGCCCGAAGGACCTGGGCGAGTTCGACTTTCCCACCGCGACCGAGGGACGCAAGATCCCCCTGGTCTGGGGGACCGTGCAGCTGAAGGGTCCCAACGTCATCTGGTACGGCGACCTGGAGGCGCGGGCGATCAAGGAGAAGATCAAGACCGGGATCTTCTCCAGCGAGACCATCATCAAGGGGTACAACTACCTCGTGGGCATGCAGATGGCCCTGTGCCGGGGTCCCGTCGACGCCATCACTCGCATCTGGATCGGGGACAAGCTCCTGACCGCGAACCGATTCGACGCGGAGGGAGAAGCGCTGGCCCTGGACTTCCCGGACTTCTTCGGCGGCGACGACGTTGGGGGCAACGGCGGGATCGTCGGCACCGTGCGCGCCTACCTGGGCACCGAAACGCAGGCCGCCAACTCCTATCTGTCCGCGTTCCAGTCGCCGCAGCCGGCCTACCGCGGCACGGCGTACGTCGTCTACGAGAAGGGAACCATCGGCAACTCCACTTCCATCAAGCCGTGGAAGTTCGAGGTGGAACGCATCGCCAACCCCCTTGGGCTGACCGGGGGAGACGAGAACATCGCGGGGGGCATGAACCCGGCGAACGTGCTCTACGAGATTCTGACCAACGACGAGTGGGGCCTGAACCTTCCCGGCACGGACATCGACACGGCCAACTTCGTCTCTATCGCCGACACGTTGGCGACGGAGGGCAACGGCTTCAGCTTCGTGCTGGACTCCCAGCGCGACATCGTCGACATCATCCGCGAGGTCGAGAGGCAGATCGACGGGTTCCTCTTCTTCAACCGGTCGACGGCCCTGTGGCAGATCAACCTCGCGCGTGGGGGCTACACGATCGGGTCCTTGCCCCTGGCGGACAACTCGAACGTGCTGGAAATCCGGGACTGGTCGCGCGGGTCCTGGGACGACACCATCAATCAGGTCAACATCGAGTTCAGCTACTTCGACGCGTCCCTGTCGGACTGGAAGACGACGAGCGCTCGCGCCCAGGACATCGCCAACTTCGGGATCCAGGGGGGCCTCTACACGCCGGCCGACGAGAACTTCCCCGGTGTGAAGACGGCGGCGCTCGCGAACCAGATCGCGTGGCGCGAGCTGCGCGGGCGCAGCAGGCCCTTGGCTCACGGGACCCTGGTCGTGAACAGGGACTTCTACGACGTGAACCCGGGAGACGTGCTGCGCCTGACGTACGGCGACGACCTGAACTACACGGACTTGCCCATCCGGGTCAACAAGGTGGACCTCGGCGAACTGGTCTCGGGCAAGATCACGCTGCAGGTCAGCGAGGACGCGTTCAGCTTCGAGGCGGGGTCCTACGGCAACCCGGGCAACTCTGGGTGGGTGCCGCCGGCCGATACCCTGGTGGCGATTCCCACGGACGAGGACATCGTCATGGAGGCCCCGAGGGCCATCGCTCTGCGGGACCCAAGCAACCCCGGGGTGTTCGACCGGATCTACGTGGGCGCGGTGCACCAGGGCGACGGGGCCACGTCCTTCAGGGCGTGGACGCGTCACGCTGCGGGCACGCCTTCGGGGGCCTACACGGAAGACGTGGAGGTGTTCGACTTCATCAAGCTGGGAACGCTGAACGTCACGCTCCCGCAGAACACGGCGAACCCGACGACGCTGGCCACGGAGGACATTCGCGTGGACCCGGTCACGAACATCGACGAGATCCTGGCCGAGGTCCTGGCCTCTGCCTCGGTCGGGGACCTGGGTCAGGACCTCGCGAACCTGTTCCTCATCGAGGACGAGTTCCTGCTGGTGACCAACGTCGTCGATCAGACCACGTACATCGACCTGCAGGTCGCGTATCGTGGAGCCCTCGACTCTGTGGCCAGGGAGCACGCGTCCGGCGCGAACGTGTTCCTGGTCATCGGGAACATCGGGCGCCTCATCTACCCTCGGGGGAACAACGTCGACGTCAAGCTGCGCACGCGCTCCACCCTGGACGAGCTGTCTGAGGGGGGCGCGAACACCATCCAGATCACGCTCGCCGACCGGGGGCGCGCCCCGTACCCGCCGCAGGACCTTAACATCGAGGCCGCGCGCTACCCGGCGGGGCCCATCAGTTTGGACAACACGACGGCCTCGGGCTCGGGGCTCGATCAGGTTGGGTTCGACGTCAGCTGGACTCGGCGCGACTTCGAGACGTACGACGAGGTCGACAACGTCAACGGGATCGTGGGATCCGGGTTCCCGGGCGGCAACAACACGCGCCACCGGGTGAGCGTGGTCGACGTGTCCGGGGCTCCCGCGGCGCTTTTCTCCACGCCGTTCGCGCAGAAAGCCTCGGACGTGGTGACGCGCACCGAGATCCTGGCCCATACGGATGGGGTCGTGCCGACCGACCTGCAGGTGCTGGTCAACACCCGCCACGACTACGACGCCACGATCACCGACGTGGACGCCCTCCAAGACGAGCAGTGGGAGTTCCCGGTCACCTCGGCGGCCCTGTCCGGGCTGGACAACACCGGGGCCCGGGCGCAGAACGTGGTCAGCGCCTCATTCACCGCGGACGTGACGGCCACGTACACCTTCGAGATCGGGACGGACCTCCTGACGTCCGGGGCCCTGGAGGTGGAGCTGAACGACGGGGGTTTCGTGACGGTCATCAGCTCCGGGGGAGGCACCTCCGGGACCATCTCCATCACGGCTGGGGACAAGGTCGAGTGGCGCCACACGCAGGCCGGGAGCGGCACCAGCTACACGCACCTCCGGATCCACCACGGAGGCACGAATGAGGCGTACGGGGTCTTGATCGTCTAGCCGGGGCCGTGCTAGGATGGGGAACGCAAAGGAGGTCCCCCGTGTCGATGGATCGGAGCGAGATCGAGGACATCGTGAAGCTGGCCGTGAAGGCCACGGTACCGGAGTGCGTCAGGTACACCCTGGAGCACTACGGATTCGACGTGCACAATCCGACCGAGGTGCAGCGGGACCTGCAGTTCACCAGAGCCTCCCGGCGCTTCTTCGGGAGCATCGCCACCAAGGTCCTTTCGGTGCTCGTCATCGCTCTGGTCTCCGTCGCCGCGGCCTGGGCAATCGGAGCAGGCAAACTTCCCATCGGAGGCTAAATGCAGTCCATGCGCGACCGGGTCGCGCAGCTTCTCGTCGAGTACGGCGGGAACGTGCGCAAGACTGCCCGTGAATTGGAGATCACTCCCAAGGCGGTACGCTACCATCGCGACCGCCTCCAAGCGGACGGGGAGCTGAACATCAAGCCCCTCGCCGGCGGACGGGTCGAGGACACTGCGGCCCGCAAAGAGCCGCTGCCGCTCAAGGGCGCGGTGCGCCGCCTCATTCTCACCTGCGCCCAGAACAACACGCTCATCCACGAAGGGGTCTGGCGAAGCCTGAAGACCCTGGCCCGGCACTATCGGGCCGACATCTGGGTCTCGACCTTCGCCTACAACAAGAACGCGTACGGGCAACTCGCGGTGAAGAGGGGAACGGCCGGTCACCAGGACGAGTTGTGGTACGCCCCCGAGATCCTGCCCTATGTGGTGGACGAGCGTGTTCAGCTGGCGCCCGGCCTCGTCTGGTGCGGCGAGATGAACATCCAGCCGACCGCGGCCAATCCCCTGTCCAGCCTCGACAACTACACGAGGAGGAAGAGCGGGATCTTCCCGCACGTGAAGGTCGCGCTGCAGTCCGTGCCGTCGTTGGCGAACGAGTCGGCGAAGATGAACTACACGACGGGCACCGTGACGCTGCGCAACTACATTCAGAAGAAGGCCGGGCAGAAGGCCGAGTTTCACCACGTGTACGGGGCGCTGCTCGTTGAGATCGACGACGAGGGGCGCTGGTGGTGCCGTCAGCTGATCGCGGATCGGGAGGGCTGCATCCAGGACCTCGACGTGAGGGTCGCCGGCGACAAGCTCAGGACCGGGTGCCGAGTGGAGGCGATTACCTGGGGCGACTTCCACACGGCGCACCTTGACCCCGGAGTGCGACGGCTCGGCTGGGGCAACTACTGCGAGCATAGGGCGGGTCCGAATACACCTCCGGGATTTTTGGTCGAGGTATCTCGTCCACCTGAAGAAGGCAACATGCTCGACGTGCTCCGACCCAAGGAGCAGCACGTCCACGACCTGCTCGACTTCTACGCGCGGAACCACCACGACCGGAAGGACCCGCACCGGATGTTCCGCCGGCACGTCGAGGGCAAGGACCGCGTTGAGGACGAGGTGGAGGAGGCGGCCCGCGTCCTGATGGAGATCGACCGTCCGTGGTGTCGTACCGTGGTCGTCGACTCGAACCACGACCAAGCGATGAGCCGCTGGCTGCGCGAAAGCGATTACCGCGAGGACCCGTTGAACGCGGTGTTCTTCCTGCGGGCCCAGCTCGCGCAGTACGAGGCGCTGGCCGCCCGCGACGATCGGTTCCATCTCCTGGAGTGGGCGCTGCGCCGCTATGGTGCGCCGGAGCGCGTTCGGTTCCTGCGAGAGGACGAGTCCCACGTCATCTGTGGGGACATCGAGTGTGGGATGCACGGGCACCTGGGCCCGAACGGCGGGAAGGGTTCCCCGCAGGCCCTCGCGCGCATGGGGCGTCGCGCCAACACGGGGCACACGCACAGTGCCGCGATCTTCGAGGGCCTGTACGTCGCCGGCACCAGCTCCAAGCTGCGCTTGGGCTACACCGCCGGGCCGGGCAGCTGGTCCCATTCACACGTGATCACGTACCCGAACGGAAAGCGGGCGATCGTCACAATGTATTCTGGGAAGTGGCGCGCATGATCTGCACGCGATGCGGCGAGGATCGTAGTGGTTATGGTCGGGATGCTGTCTGCAGATCATGCAAGATCGCGGTTAATCGGGAGTCGCGCGAACGTGCAGATCCCGAACGCAAACGGGCGCGAGAATATATGGCGCGCTACCGAAAAGCAAAGCCCGAGAAGCGGCTTCTTTTGAGCGCCCTCTCACGGGCTCGGAAGAGTGGTATCCCCTGCACAATCACTGAGTCTGACATTGTCATCCCGACGCATTGTCCAGTTCTCGGTCTGGAGCTGCAAGCATCACGTCATCGAATGAACGACAACGCTCCGACGCTCGATCGCATTAACAACTCGTGCGGCTACGTCCCTGGAAATGTTGCCGTCATCTCGTGGCGTGCGAACCGTATCAAATGCGATGCGACTCCGGAAGAGCTGCGCCGTATCGCAGATTACGTTACGAGCCTTGATGGCATTGACCCAGCTGGTGGGAAATGGCAAGCGTGATCTACCTCGTCACGCCCGAGCTGTTCGCGCACGGCGTCCAGGCCGGCAAGTTCGTGGACGACACGAAGGGCATCGCCCCGGCGTGGTTCCAGGGCGACCTGGCGCTCGGCTTGCCCCCTGGGCCTATCCACGTCAATCCGAGCGCCCGATGACGGTGGCGCGATGGACGCGCCGACGGCGGTAGGGACTTTCGTCCAAGGGCATCAGCCCGTGGACGCTGTCCGCGATGTCGCCACCCTGGACGACCACGAAGTGATTGCTGATGACCAGGACGCAGGGGCTGTTGTAGGTCTCGGCGTCGCGTTCAAGGGCCCAGCGAGCCAACGTCGGACGCCCGACCCAAGCCACCTCGGACTGTCCCTTCAGGCAATCCCGCGTGACTAGCTGGGCCCACCAGCCGCGCCGCCGCTTTGGGCGATCCTCCAAGCGACCGTAGGCGATGCTCTTGTGCGACAATCCAAAGTGCTTGAGGGCCGCGGTCATCTCCCAGTGGTGCATGCCGGCCAAGTGTTCAGCCGGGCCGGTGAGGTGCTCGATGCGTCGCGCCACGGTCTCCGCGGGTATGCCGGTCAGAGCGGACAACGCCGCGGGACCGCAGAAGGTTTGCCGGAAGCCGGCGCCGGGGTCGTGCGAAGGCTGGTGGAGGCGGCCGGAATCGAACCGGCGTCCGGGATCCCTACGCGGCACCACCCGCTGCGGGTCCGTCGAATCCATTCGCCCCCGTGTCATCGGATCCCCTCCCGGCGCTTGAACCGGTGTCCGGTACGGCGACTGTCACGGCGCCGGCGGCGGTCCGCGGCGGTACGCTGGATGGCTCGGCATCGGGGGCACAGCCCGTGCTTCAGTTGGTTCGAGGGATCCGCGCAGGCAATGCACTCCTTGTCCATGTTTCAGCTCCCTTCCGCGGCCAGGGGGCCCAGCGAGTCGTAGGAGCACGGAACCCCGAAGTGCCGCGCCGTGGCCCGGAACGCCGCGCTCCCGTGGATGTTGATGGCCCGCACGGCTCGCGGGCTCCCGATCGACGTCCTGTCCGAGAAGGACAGGGCCACCTTCTCCGCGTACGCTTCCGGGGTCTCGTCACGCGTCAGCGCGTAGGACTCCGGGTCGCGCCGCACGGCCTGGGTCAGCTTGGTCTGGTACACCTTCCAGAATCTGTTCACGGTGAACCTCCTTCGGGGCTGGCCAGGAGTATAGCACGACCCGTGCCAACGAGAACCATTGCCAATCTTGGCATCTACCTGGGCTCCGGAACACCGACGCGCGCAAAATGCGAACTAGGGGGTTGCATTCCGCGCAGGGGCGGTGCTAGACTCGGCTCTCCAGCCGGGTTCGGGGGCATCCGCCCCGCCCCCGCCCGGCGCAGGCAACCCTAGTCCAGGAGGACCCGGTTGGCTCTGATCCAGCACTTCGACCCGCCCGAGCACGATCCGATCAACGTCTACCTCACCGGTGAGGAGCTGGAGCAGCTCCTGGACTACTGGGTCCCGCGCCTTGGGCTCCAGGCATGGAAGATCAACCTGAAGATCACCAGGGCCCCCGATCTTCCGCAGGACCACATCCAGGGCGCCGCTACGTGGCTGGCTTCTCGGCGCGCTGCTACCGTTCACCTCTTGGATCCCCGGGACCATCGAACCGAGGAACCTCGGTTGTGGTACGACATGGAGACGACCTTGGTGCACGAGTTGCTGCACGTCGTCTTCGCCGAGTGGACGGACCGCAGTAGGAGCGACATCGAGGGTGACGGAACCGTGCACAGCGTGTGCGTGGAGCAACCGATTGACCAGATTTCCGAGGCACTCGTCGCGCTGCGCCGCGCCACCGAGACGAAGAAGAACCGCATGGGGGTCCGGAGTTGAACTACGTTCCCAAGACGCGGCCCTTCGACCACCAGCGCGAGGAGCTGGAGGCACATTGGGGGGACGATGTCCGCGCGCTCTTCTGGGAGATGGGCACCGGGAAGTCGAAGCTCGTGATCGACACGGCGGCCATGCTCCACGCCGAGGACAAGGTCGACGCGCTGCTCGTGGTTGCGCCCAACGGCGTCCACCGCAACTGGATCGACAACGAGCTGCCCGCGCACCTCCCGGACAGGATCCCGGTGCGCGCTCTCTTCTGGGAGTCGAAGCGCGCTGGTACGAAGCGGCACGCCGAAGCGTTCCGGGAGCTGGTGCTGCACGAAGGCTTGGCCGTCCTGACGATGTCCTACGATGCGGTGATCACGCCGCGGGGCAACAAGGCGGCGATGGACTTCCTGATCAAGCGCACGGGGCTCCTGGTGCTCGACGAGTCGACTCGCATCAAGACCCCGGGCGCCGCGCGCACGAAGCGCATCCTGACGCTCGGGAAGTACGCCCCGTTCCGCCGGATCCTGACCGGGACGCCCGTGACCAACGGGCCCTTCGATGTCTACTCGCAGATTCGCTTCCTGGAGCCTAGCTTCTGGCGGGAGCGGCACCTGGACACGTTCGCGACGTTCAAGTCGTACTTCGCCGTCATCGAGAGCCGCGAGAACCACCAGCAGCGGCGCATGTACGACCACGTGGTGGCGTACCGGCGCCTGGACCAGCTGCAGGAGATGCTGAAGGGGATCAGTACCCGCGTGACGAAGGACGACGTGCTGAACCTGCCGCCGAAGCTCTACGGCGAGCGGCTCTTCGAGCCCACCCCCGAGCAGGCCCGGATCTACGAGCAGCTGCGCGATGAGTACATCGTGTGGCTCGACTCCGGGGAGCCGGTCACCGCGGACATGGCGATCACGCGCCTCCTGCGGCTTCAGCAGATCCTGTGCGGGTACCTGCCCTCGGACGACTTCCAGGATCCGGAGCCCGCCGGCCGCGGGCCGTGGGGCACGTCACCGTGCGACCTGAAGGAGGGGAACCCGCGGCTCGGGGCTCTGATGGAGGTCATCGAGGAGATGCCGGCGCAGCGCAAGGGTATCATCTGGGCCCGGTTCCGGCGGGACATCGACATCATCATGGACGCCCTGACGCAGTCCGGGGAGCGGGCCGTGCGGTACGACGGCAAGGTGGAATCCGATGCCCGGGCCGAGGCGATCCGGCATTTCCAGGAGGGCGACGCGCGGTTCTTCGTGGCGAACCCCGCGGCAGGCGGAACGGGGCTGACCCTGACCGCGGCCACCACGGTGATCTACTACTCCAACGACTTCAACCTGGAGAATCGCCTGCAGTCCGAGGACCGGGCTCACCGAATCGGGCAGGAGCACCCCGTCCAGTACATCGACATCGTCGCCCCCGGGACCGTGGACCGGCACATCGTCCGAGCCCTGCGGACCAAGATGAACGTCGCTTCCCAGATCACCGGGGACCAGCTCCGGGAGTGGCTCCGATGAACGTTGAAGAGCAGATCGACTTTCTGCCCCTGCGCAATTACTTCCCGCCCGAGCTGGTGGGGATCCCGTGCGGGCTCCCTCAGCCGATGCCCGGGGAGGTAGGTAGGTACAGAGGGCAACCGGTGGTGGAGTTGACAACCCCCTCGCGACCGTGATAGGGTTGTATTCACACGCGAACCAGGAGGTCCACGTGAAGGAGTTCGACTTCGGTGCCGACGCCCCCCGCGTCGACACGTCCCGCCTCGGGGAGCTGTCCGAGCTGATCACCGAGATGCAGGCCCGCGAGGAGCGTGTGCTGCAGATCGAGGAGGAGCTGAAGACAGCCAAGGCGGAGCTGGCGGAGGTCCAGGAGCAGCGCGGTCCGGAGCTGATGGACGAGCTGCGGACCAAGGACTTCACGACGGCCGGCGGTCTTCGGGTCCAGGTCAAGGAAGAGCTGAAGCACAGCCTGGGGAACGATCCCGCCAACAAGGCGCGCGCCCTCCAGATCATGCGGCAGTTGAAGCAGGGCGGCTCCATCCGGAACGTCGTGATGGTCGAGTTTTCCCTGCAGGAGGACGCCAAGGCCGACGAGCTGGTGACGGAGCTGCGCGCACGGGGACTCCTGGTCTCTCGCGACGAGATGATCCACTCTTCCACCCTCAAGTCGATCCTGAAGCAGCTGCTCAAGCGGGGAGTCCAGATCCCGGAGCTGAAGGAAACGTTCGGGGCCTACTGGCGCCGGCAATTGAAGGTCACGCGCAAGGGTTAGCGGGACCCCGCGCGGGGCTACATCAACCATCCCGCTGGAGAAGGAAGAATCGAATGGCGAAGAACGGAAAGGCCGTCGCGACGAAGGGGACCACCGCCGTCGCGCTCGGTGTCAATTTCGGAACGGACGCCGGCGCCGGGACCAAGGGCCTCGGCGAGGACCGCGTCATCCCGATCATGGGGCTCCTCGCGACGAACAGCCCGCAGGTCCAGAAGGGTCACCAGAAGTACATCGCCGGCGCCGAGCCCGGCATGGCCCTGAACAAGGGCACGCGGCGCGTGTACGAGCTGCGCGAGGGAGACGGGATCACCATCGTGCCGATCGAGCGGCAGAAGTGGTTCGTGAAGTACCGCAACCGGGACAACGGCGGCGGCTTCCGCGGGCGCTTCGCCCCGACGGATCCGACGATCCTGAAGCTCACGGGCGGCAAGAAGGTCTTCGGCAAGATCCTCGACCCGTCGGAACCCGAGAACGAGATCATCGAGACGAACTACGTGCCGGCGCTCGTGCTGGACAAGCCGGGCGGCAGCGTGATCGACGTCGTCGTGTTCCCGTTCAAGAGCAAGCAGCTCGGGCCGTGGTCCGAGTGGGCGACCCTGGTCGAGTCGACGCTGGTGTCGGTGGCCGGGGCCGAGATGCCGCTGTCCGAGGCGGCGCCGCTGTTCGCGCACCAGATCCGCCTGACGTCGCGCTTCGAGTCGAGCGCCAAGGGCGACTTCTGGAACTACGTCCTGACGCCGGCCGTGACCGACGAGGACGGGAACCCCAACGTGGTCGCCTCCCTGATCACCGACCAGGAGCACCCGGCCTACAAGATGGGCCGCAAGATCCTGGCCGAGTTCAGTGCCGGCGAGCGCGAGATCGGCGAGCACGAGAACGACGACGACGAGGCTCCCACCGGAAAGTCCGTCTTCGAGAAGTAGTCGCAGCGGGAAGGGCAAGGGGGTGCTGCAGCGGCCCGACGGAGACTAGATCCTGGACGCCAGCACCTACCTTCCAAAGGGCCGGGGGTTCATCTTCGATGGCCCCCGGTCCACCAGCCCCCTAAGGAGAACGACGTTGGACACGAGCAAGATTCCCATGTCTGCCGAGACGAACACCATTGTGCAGGACGTGCTCGACTCAGTCGAGGCTCGCACCGGCAAACGACCGGGACAGGTGTACAACAAGCTGTGGAGCATGGTCAACGCCATCCTCAACGGAGAGGCCGTCGACGGACCGGGCTACGTGCTCATGGATGTCCGTCGTGAGCGCAATCGGCAGGACAAGAAGTGGGGACCCCAGAACTACGAAGACTTCTCCAGCCGGCAGTTCGACGCGCGCACGGTCGTACCGGGCGCGACGTGGATCAAGAACTTGGTCGCGCTCTGCGCGGAGGCCGGCGACCTCACGTGGGCCGCGGTCCTGCTGGAGGAAGTCGCCGAGGCATTCGAGGCCAAGGACGATCGGGATCTGCGCGCGGAGCTGGTGCAGGTGGCGGCCGTGGCCGTCGCGTGGATCGAGGCAATCGACGGGAGGAGATCCACGTGAACTGGTCCCCGCAGCAGGACGCGGCGCTCGCGGCGATCAAGGCGTGGTTCGACGGCGGCGGGCAGCAGCCGTTCTACCTCGCCGGCTACGCGGGCACCGGGAAGACGACGCTGGCGAAGGAGGTCTTGAACCTCTGCACGCCCAACGCCCTCTTCGCGGCGTTCACCGGCAAGGCGGCCCTGGTGCTCGCGCAGAAGGGGTGCCCGGGCGCCAGCACGATTCACTCCCTGATCTACCTGCCCAAGGGCAAGAGCCGCGCGCGGCTGGAGCAGCTGGAGCAGGCGGTGAAGACCGAGCGCGATCCCAACACCCGGGCGAAGCTCCTCCACGCGATCGAGTGGGAGCGTGCCAACCTGCAGCGGCCGTCGTTCGCTCTGCGGGAGGAGAGCCCCGTCCGCGACGCGGACCTTGTCGTGATCGACGAGGTGTCCATGCTGGACGCGCGCATCGGCGCAGACCTGGAGAGCTTCGGAACGCCGATCCTCGTCCTGGGGGACCCGGCCCAGCTGCCGCCCGTGGCCGGCGGCGGCTACTTCACCGAACGGAAGCCGGACGTCATGTTGACCGAGATCCACCGGCAGGCCGCCGACAACCCCATCATCCGCCTCGCGACTGACGTGCGCCAGGGGCGCGGCCTGCACCCGGGAGCGTACGGCGAGAGCCGCGTCATCACGAAGGCGGACGAGGGCGAGACGCTGGCGCAGGCCGCGGGCGCGGACCAGATGCTGTGCGGCCTGAACAAGACGCGCCGCGCGATCAACAACTGGGTGCGGGAGGGTGCCGGGTGCAGGTCGCCGTATCCCGAGGAGGGCGACAAGCTCGTGTGCCTCCGCAACGACCGGGACACGGGACTCCTCAACGGGAGCCTGTGGCGGGTGCTGGCGTCGGCCGCCGACGGGGAGACGGTCGGCCTCTCCATCACCGACGACGCGGGCGTGGAGATGACGGTCGAGGCGTGGGCCGGCACCTTCGACGAGAAGAGCCCCATCCCCGACAGCTACTGGGAGCGGTGCAACGCCCAGGAGTTCGACTACGGTTACGCCCTGACGTGCCACAAGGCGCAGGGCTCGCAGTGGCCCAACGTGTTCGTGTACGACGAATCCAGACGGTTCCGGTCCGGCGACCCGCGGCGCTGGACGTACACCGCAATCACCCGCGCCGCGGAGAAGGTGACGGTGGTGCTTTGATCAAGAAGCTCTGGAACCGCGTCGGCTGGCCGCGGCGCCTGTACGACGAGAAGACGAACAGCGAGGTGTGGATGCTGTGGATGGGGCGGTGGGCCACCGGTTGGGGCCGCCCCTTCGAGGGGAAGGACAGGACCGTGAACCGGCTGGTGCTCCTGGGTCGCCCCTACCTGAAGTCGTTCGGCCGGTGGGAGCGCCTGCGTCCCGGGCGCCCGACCAGCTTCCAGATCGCCGGCAGCATCTTCAGTCGCGTTCGCTCCGCGGGGGAGGTCCTGGACTTCCTCCTGGGCGACCGCGAGGCTCCGCGCGGCTGGAGTCGTCAGCGGCTCTCGAAGCAGCAGCGCATCCTCCTCACCCGGGTGCGCTCGGAGCTGGTCGGGGTGCACACGGACGCCGAGTACCTGATCCCGGAGGAGAAGCCGAATGGAAAGCCATGAGCTGGTGCGTACCCTGGGCGGCGTGCGCTGCACGCGGTGCAACGGCCTCTTCCCGGGCGTGGAGACCGCGGACCGTAAGCCGTGCCCCGAGAGCTTCGACGCGGCGGCCGCGGTGCTCAAGGCCACGCGCCTGCGGGAGGCCAGTTCGGTCGAGCGTTGCCACGGTACCCCGCACCACGGCAGCTACTCCGTGGGGTGGCACAGCTACAACGCGGCGCTCCTGCTTCTGATCCTGCATCCGACCCTCCAGCACGAGCTGGAGCAGTCGCCGGCCGGGAAGCTGCTGCTCGCGGTGCTCTTCCACGACACGCACGAGCGGTGGCTTGGGGACCTGTACGGGCCCGCGAAGTGGAAGTACCCCGAGCTGGGGGAGGCCCACGAACGCGCCGCGGAGGACGTGAACCGGAAGCTGGGGCTTGACTTCCTGAACGACCTGGACGCAGAGTCCACGGCCTGGGTCAAGGCGGTGGACCGGATCGAGCTGCGGCAGTGGGCCCTGGACCAGCTCGCCGGGGGCAACCAGCACGCTTCCGCGATCGAGCGCCGCGGTGCCGAGGAGCTGGGTCGCATGGCCCTGCCCCCGCGCGCGGCGGACTTCCTGGACGCGCTGTCCTGGGTGCGCACGGACGAGCACCTGGAGGACAAGTGATGTCTATCTGCCGTTGCGGCCACGACGGAACTACGCACGCAACCTGGGAGCGCCTCAGTCAGTGCCTCGTACTGGGGTGCTCTTGCCTGGACTTCGTACCTCGTGACAGCAATCCTGTTGCCCCGGAGCCGCCGCCCGTGAACCGCGACGACGAGCCAGACGTCGCGGACCTCGTGATCGCGGACATCGCGGAGAAGAAGCGCATGGGCATCGCCAAGTACGGCGTGCCCCTGCGCGCGCGCAACGGCCGCGACGGGCTGGTCGACTTGTACCAGGAGCTGTTGGACGCGGTGCAGTACGTGCGGCAGGTCCTGCGCGAGCGCGAGGAGCCGTCCGAGCCGCTGCGCACGTTGAGTGTGCGTAAGAACCCCACGGGCTCATTCTCACCTACCACGGTGTTCAACGTCACGCGCCACGTCATGCAGGCACTCACGCAGCTGCGCGACGCGGGGCTGATCACCTTCGAGGACGTGGAACCGTGATCAAGCGCCCCCTCGTCGAGCCGTCGTCCACGTGGACGCCCACGCCGGTGTCGGAGCTGCCGGCGTGGCCTGTGCACGGACGCGTGTCCGTGGACGTCGAGACCCGAGAGCCGTCGGACTTCGGGAAGAACGGCACCGGACTGCGCCGCACGGACGACGCGTACGTGGTCGGCGTGTCGTTCGCCATCGAGGACGGGGGAGCCTACTACCTACCGATCGCCCACGAGGGCGGCGGGAACCTGGACCCGAAGCACGTGTGGCGCTACCTGCAAGATCAAGCGGATCGGTTCCAGGGTACGATCGTCGGGGCCAACCTGCAGTACGACCTCGACTGGCTCGCGGCGAACGACGTCGTGTTCGCCGCGGCGAAGTGGTTCAAGGACGTGCAGGTGGCGGACCCCGTGATCTACGAGCTGCACCACTCCTACACCTTGGAGGCCGTCTTGGGCCGCTGGGGGGTACCCGGCAAGGACGAGTCCCACCTGCGCGAAGCGGCCAGGGCCTGGGGCTTCTCCGCGTCCGTGAAGGGGAACCTCTGGCGGCTACCTGCTTCCCACGTCGGGGCCTACGCGGAGCAGGACGCCGTGGGCCCCCTCCTCGCGCTCCGCCGACAGGAGCGGGAGATCGAGGAGAAGGAACTGTGGAGCGTGTGGGAGATGGAGTGCAGGGTCCTCCCGATCCTCCTCGGGATGCGGCAGAAGGGCGTCCTGATCGACCAGGACCAGTTGGCCCACGTGGAGGCGTGGTCCCTGGCCGAGGCGCGCAAGGAGCTGGAGGTCGTCCGCTACCACACGGGGCGGCGGATCGACCCCGACGAGCTGGGAGACAAGGGGGCCCTCCTGCCCGCGCTGGAGGAGGCCGGCTTCTCCCGCTCCAGGTTCTCCCTGACCGCGGGCGGCGCGAAGCGGCTGGCGGCCGGGCTCGAACTCCGGCCCGTCGACTACGAGGTCACCGCCGAGGCGCTGCGGCTCATCGACCACCCGGTGGCCGACGCGATCCTCGCGGCCAAGAAGGCCGACAAGCTGCGCCGCACGTTCTGCGCGTCTATCCGCCGCTTCCTGGGCGCGGACGGCCGTGTGCACGCGACGTTCAACCAGCTCAAGCGCCAGGACGACGGGAGCGACCTGGACGGCACGATCACGGGGCGCTTGTCCTTGAAGGCCCCCAACCTGCACCAGCAGCCGCGCCGTGGGGAGATCGGGGCCATGTGGCGCCGCATCTACGTCCCGGAGCCCGGCGCCTTGTGGGGGAAGCTCGACTACTCGTCGCAGGAGCCCCGGATCATGGTGCACGCGGGCGTGGCCCAGGGGCTGAGGGGCGCCGCGGAGTTCGCGCGCCGCTACCGCGAGGAGCCGGACACGACGGACTTCCACGACATGGTCACGGCCCTGGCGCGCGCCGGAGGGGCGGACGTCACCCGGGATCAGTGCAAGATCGCGGGCCTCGCGCGCGCCTACGGTGCGGGCCTCGGGAAGCTGGCGATGCAGCTCGGGCTCCCGTACGCGGAGGAGACCCAGGCGGACGGGCGCGTGTTCCTAGTGCCGGTGGGGCTTGCGACGGAGGGCATCGTCAACGCCATCGACGCCGCGGTGCCGTTCCTGTCGGAGCTGCAGCGGCTCGCGAAGGCCGTCGCCGCGCGCAAGGGCTACATCACCACGGCCGGCGGTCGGCGCCTGCACTTCCCGAGCAAGGGCGCAGGCAACGGCTACGACTTCCTGCACAAGGCGTTCAACAAGTACGTGCAGGGCACGGCCGCTGACCAGACCAAGCTCGCGATGATCGCGGCGGTCGACGCGGGTTACGACATCCGGCTCCAGGTGCACGACGAGCTGGACGGCAACTTTGAGTCGCCGGAAGCTGCCTCGTTCTGCGCGCGGCTCATGGAGACGTGCCTGGAGCTGCAGTGCGTGTCCCGCGTCGACCCCGCCGTGGGCCCCAGCTGGGGAGAAGTGGAGTGAGCGAGAAGATCCTTAGCCGCAACGTCGTGGGGCAGCTGAAGCGCAACGGGCTGGATCCCCAGCGCATCGAGGACGCCATCCGGTGCGGCGTGCCGGACGTCAATTACCGCGACGGGTGGATCGAGTTGAAGGTTTCTCCCGGGTGGCCGAAGCGCCCGGGGACGCGCCTCGCGCTGGACCACTTCACGCCGGCGCAGCGCGTGTGGTTGTCCCGGCGCTGCCGCCACGGGGGGCGCGCCTTCGTGCTCCTCCGGGTCGGCGCCCGGGAGTACATGTTGTTCCGCGGCGACGTCGCCGCGAAATACCTGGGGTACACGCCACGGGAGTTCCTCGTGCAGCGCGCCCTGGGTCACTGGCCTGATGGCCTGATCGAAGAGGAGTTCATCCGATGCCTGACCGAATCCGTACCGCCGACCTCACCGCCGGCGAGCGACGCCTGATCGAGCGCCGTCGTCAGAACCTGTCCCAGGGTGAGGCCGCGGACGCCGCTGGTGTCTCGCTCTACGAGTGGCTGCAGCTGGAGACCGACGAGATCAAGAGCGGCGGCCCGGCGATCGGCATCCTCGAACCGCACGAGGAGTGCTTCATGCTGCGCCGGCGCAAGGGCCTGACGGCCGGGGAAGTCGCCAAGAAGATCGGGGTGTCGCGCTACTGGCTCTCGCGCATGGAGCGCGGTACCGCGCCCGTGGAGACGCTGACCGCCTTCTGGGGGATCTAGGGATCCCATGACCTGCCCCCGTACTGATCCCCAGGCGGCGCTGGACTTCCTGCGCCGATGGGACCCGGACGGTCTCTGGGTCCTGACCGCGATCGCTGCCGAGCAGCGCGCGATCACCACGCGCACGTTCGTGGAATCGGACGCGAAGGACCTGCTCGCCTGGGTGGCCAAACAGAACGAGACGCGCAACCTGTACTTCCACGTCAACCCGGTCACCGGGCCCCTGACGAAGAAGGCGGAGCGCCAGGACATCCGGGCCCTCGCGTGGCTGCACGTGGACATCGACCCGCGTGCCGGCGAGGACCTGGAGCTGGAGCAGCGGCGTGCGCTCAAGCTCCTGACCGAGAAGCTCCCGGCGGGCGTCCCTGCGCCCACGGTGATCGTGTTCTCGGGCGGGGGCTACCAGGGATTCTGGCGGCTCTCGGAGCCCTTCCCCATCGACGGGGACGTGGACAAGGCCGAGGAGGCGAAGCGCTGGAACCAGCAGCTGGAGCTGGTGTTCGGTGCCGACCAGTGCCACAACGTCGATCGCCTCATGCGCCTCCCCGGGACCGTGAACATCCCCAACGAGAAGAAGCGAGCGAAGGGACGGACCGAGCAGCTGGCGCAGGTGGTGGAGTGGGACGAGTCCCGCGTGTACCCCCTGAGCCGGTTCACCCCCGCGGTCGCGGTCCAGGCGGGTAGCGGTCCGACCGGCGGTGGGAACCTCGCGGGGGCCTACCACGACCTCGTGAAGCTGTCGGGCAACATCCAGCCGGTGTCCTCGACCCTCGACGAGCTGCCGGCGGAGGTCAGCAACCGGACCAAGGCTATCATCGTCCGGGGCTACGATCCGGAGGAGCCGCAGAAGTACCGGAAGCCGAACAGCAACGAGGTGGATCGCAGCGCTGCCCTGTTCGCGGTGCTGACTGCCCTCGTGCGCGCGGGCGTCGAGGACGACGTCATGTACTCCATCATCACGGACGAGCGGTTCGGCATCTCGGAGTGCGTACTGGAGCGGCGCCGTCCGGAGGAAGAGGCGCGACGCCAGATCGGCAAGGCCAAGCTGGCCGCGGGCCCGGACGGGAACCCGATGCTGGCTGACATGAACGAGAAGCACGCGGTCATCGGGGACATGGGTGGCAAGTGCCGGGTCATCAGTGAGGTCTGGGACCCGTCGCTGGAACGGTGGCGCATCAGCCGGCAGACCAAGGAAGACGTGCTGACGCGCTACATGAACCAGATGGTGGACCTGGGCACCGACGACAAGGGGAGGCCCATCCGGATGCCGCTCGGCAAGTGGTGGATGCAGCACCCGCTTCGCCGGCAGTACGACACGATCGTCTTCGCCCCTGGGCGCAAGGTGAAGGGCAACGCGTACAACCTGTGGCGCGGGTTCAACTGCTCCGCGGTCCAGGGCGACTGCGACTTGTACCTCGATCTGCTACGAAACACGATCTGCAGTGGCAACCAAGAGCACTACGAATACCTGCTCGGGTGGATGGCTCGCGCGGTGCAGATTCCGTACGAGCCCGGGCACGTCGCGGTGGTGCTGCAGGGCGAGCAGGGGACCGGCAAGGGCACGGCCATCCTCCAGTTCGGCACGCTGTGGGGCCATCACTTCGTGCACGTGTCCAGCTCGCATCACTTCACCGGGCAGTTCAACGCGCACCTGCGGGATTGCGCGGTGCTCTTCCCTGACGAGGCGTTCTTCGCCGGGGACCCGCGGCACATCTCGACGCTCAAGGCATACGTCACGGAGCCCACGATCATGGTCGAGCCGAAGGGCGTGGACTCCGAGGTGGCGCCCAACTGCCTGCACATCCTGATGGCGTCCAACGACGACCACGTGATCCCCGCGGCCCTGGAGGAGCGGCGCTTCTTCGTACTGCGCGTCTCCTCCAACCATAAGCAGGACACCACATACTTCGAGGCGATCCGCAAGCAGATGGACAACGGCGGACGGGAGGCGCTCCTGTACCTGCTGCTTAACCTGGACATCTCGAAGTTCAACGTGCGCGACGTGCCGAAGACGGATGCCCTCCGGGAACAGAAGCTCCATACGATGAAGCCCGTCGAACGCTGGTGGTACTCGAAACTGCAGGACGGCACGGTTCTGCCGAAGCACGGAGGCTGGAGGCCCCTGGTGCACGTCGAGGAACTGGCGCTGGACTACGCTAATTACCTCCGCGGCTGGGGCATCTCCAGCACGCGGCGCGGCAACTCCACGGCGGTCGGACAGCTGCTGAAGAAAGCGATCCCCGGCGGACCAACTCGCAAGCAGCAGCCCGAGCCGCTGACGTTGTCCATCGGCGGGACGGACCAGACCTACGCACGCCCGTGGGCCTACGTGATTCCGCCTCTGAAGAAGTGCCGCGAGCACTGGGACGAGCATTACGGCGGACCCTACGAGTGGGAAACTGTGATGGACGCACCCGACGATGAGCAGAAGCCGTTCGCATAATGCCGAAGCGTTCGCAATTTGCAACGGCGAGCTGCCACTGGTTGTCAAGGAACCACTAATCAGGGCTAAGCTAGTAGATTGGCACGGGAAGTGCAGCTACCGGTTGAAGGGGCGGGGCCCACCGGCTACTTGCATCGTAGAGCGTATACCCGATCGGGGTGGGCAGCTTCGAGCCGAGGCACCTCGAAGCACCAAGTTGACAACCCTCCTGCTTCGGCAGTAGGATTGTCAAGTCGGAGGCCGGGTAGCAGGGGCACCCGGGATGGAGGGGCCCGAGCACGGGGGCTTGGGTTCCCTCCACCTCCGCACCTCGAAGGAGCCACGAGGATGATCATCGACGCGAGCAACTACGCAGCCAACCGCCCGAAGGCGGGCGACAAGGTGCTGAACGAGAAGGGGGAACCGATCGCCGTGGTCCTGAGCATCAGGAAGACCCGCGATCCCTACGCGTTCCCGGATCACGCAGGGGACCTGCTTGTGAAGTCCCTGCGCTACGGTCACACGCACCGCCTGGGGCCGCCGCACCAGGATTGGGAAGACTGGCTGGAAAGCGGCGGCAAGCTCCTGCGCGAAGAGGAGGGGGAGACCCGATGAGCTGGGACGAGACGAAGGCCAACGACAAGCTGGTCACGGAGTACCTGAAGACGGGGGGCCGGTACGTGAAGGGCCCCTTCGCCGGGTTCAACCGGAAGCAGCGCCGTGTGCTGAAGCGCCTGGAGCGTATGCACGAGCGCGGCGCGAAGCGCGGCTTCCGGGCCCGGCAGCGTGCCGAGGCCATCGAGGCCAAGCTGGAAGAGCTGCGGGGCGGGAAGGCCGCGCCGCGCCAGGAGCAGCAGGGGATCCTGCAGCGCGCGGTCGGCGCGATCCGCGGGCTGTTCGGACGCGGGAGGCAGAAGAAATGAGCCTCCGCGAGCGGGCCGCCGCTCTTCTCACCCGGGTTCGGTACAAGAACTGGCTCTTCGTCGTCGGTACCGATGGCCCTTCGTCCGTGTGGCTCCAGGTCCGATTCAACGCGATCGATCCCACGAGAGACGGCGTCGATGGGAGCTGGACGTCCCGCAAGTGGCGCTTGTCCCGGTACATGACGGACGCCGAGATCGTGCAGACAGCACTCAAGGCGGTCCTCACTGCCGAGGAGCACGAGGCGCGGGAGCAGTTCACGTACGACGGGCACGCGATCTTCGGCCCGCACCTGAGCCTCGACAAGATGGTGGAGCTGTCCAAGCACCTGGAGGTGCGGTCGTGAGGGTTTTCTCCACGAGCCCTCGGCCGGTCAAGGTCTGGGACGGCAACGGCGCGGTTCCGATGGACGACGCGACCCTGGCCCAGGCCCTCGACATCGCGGGGCTCCCGTTCATCCACAAGCACGTCGCGCTGATGCCGGACGCCCACTGGGGGCTCGGTGCCACCGTGGGCTCCGTCATCGCGACGAAGAACGCCGTCATCCCGGCAGCGGTCGGGGTGGACATCGGGTGCGGCATGCTCGCGATCCCGACGGGCTGGCGCGCGCCGGAGATCGTCGGGTGGCTAGACCGCTTGCGCGCGGCGATCGAGGTGGCCGTTCCGCACGGGCGCTCGGACCACGGCCGCATCGACACGGACGAAGGCGGATGGAAGCTGCGCCCGCTGGAAGAGGTAAAGGAGGTCTACGACCGCGAGTTCCGCGCCGGTCTCAATGAGCTGATGGAGCGCGATCGGGGCGTATTCGCCCAAGGACGCACGAGGCCCCACACGCACGCGTGGAACATGCTCGGCACGCTGGGCGGCGGGAATCACTTCATCGAAGTCTGCCTGGAGCGCGGGACCGATACGGTGTGGCTGATGCTGCACTCCGGCTCGCGCGGCATCGGGAACCGGATCGCGCGCTACTTCATCGCGCGCGCTCAGGAGAAGTGCGCGGCGTGGCACTCGAAGCTCCCGAACAAGGACCTGTCGTTCTTCCCGCGCGGCGAGAAGGCGTACGACGACTACCTGTTCGCGCTCGACTGGTGCCAGCGTTACGCGTGGGAGAACCGCCTGCTGATGATGCGGCAGGCGCTGCGCGCGATCAACGCGACGCTGGGCGAGGACCGGGCGCCGCGCGCGGCTGACCTGATCCACTGCCACCACAACTACGCCGCGATCGAGAACCACTTCGGGGAGAACGTGATCGTCACGCGCAAGGGCGCGGTCCGCGCTCGCGAGGGCGACCTGGGCATCATCCCCGGCTCGATGGGCGCGAAGTCCTTCATCGTTCGCGGGCTCGGGAATCCTGAGTCCTTCCATTCGTGCTCCCACGGCGCCGGCCGGGTCATGTCCCGGACGGCGGCGCGGCGCACGATCACCAAGGAGCAGCACGCCGCCGACACGCACGGCGTGCACTGCCGAAAGGACGAAACCGTCCTCGACGAGTCCCCGCGCGCGTACAAGGACATCGACGCGGTCATGGCCGCGCAGGTGGACCTTGTCGAGCCGGCGACGGTGCTCAAGCAAGTCGTGTGCGTGAAGGGGTAAAGCATTGAACGCTATACGCTTGCCCTACCGCTGGAAGTACATCCAAGAGCACCAGTCCGGAGTATTTGCCGATTGGTTCATCTTCGGCGAGTACGGGGACGGGAGTGTGGACATTGCCCATGTCGGAGGCGACATCATCGAGCGCATCCCGCGGGACAAAGCCAAACGCATCATCGCGGCTCGGGATCAGTTCTTGGCGGAATGCGAGAGGGTCAATATCGAACTTCTTCAGGAGGAGCGGAACCATGAGTGAGCAGCATCGAATCCACAGCCTCCGCGTGCAGAACGTGCTCGCGGTGGAGCACGTCGAGCTGGAGCCGGCGGCGTCCGGCGTGACCATCATCGCCGGCCGCAACGGGCAGGGCAAGTCGTCCCTGCTGCGGGCGATCGAGCTGCTCCTGGAGTACCGCGCCGCGGCCCAGAAGGTCGCGGAGCCGCTGCGCCAGGGGCAGGACAAGGGCTGGACGGAGCTGGACCTGGGCGACGGGCTCGTGGTGCGGCGCACGTTCACGGAGAAGGGCACGACCCTGACCGTGAAGCGCGGCGACGAGGTCATCGGATCCCCGCAGTCCTTCCTCGACACGATCCGTCCACCGGACCTGCTGGATCCCCTGGCGTTCAGCGGCATGCCGCCGGCGGAGCGCCGCACGCTGATGATCCGGGTGGCGGGCCTCGGCGAGGAGCTGGCGAAGGCCGAGGAGATGATCGAGGCCGCCGAGGCCGCGCGCCTGTCGGCCGGCCGTGAGGCCCGGTCCGCAGCGGCGGCGTTCAAGGAGCTGCCCGACGCGCCCAAGGGGACGCCCGACGAGAAGGTGTCGGCGTCGGCGCTCCTGGCGGAACTGCAGGAGCTGCAACGCCAGCATCAGGAGCTGAAGGCCGCTCAGACCCTGGTCGAAAAGACACAGGACACGCTGGAGCGCGCTTCCTCCAAGGTGCTCGCCGCTGCCAAAGCCCTCGCGCTCGCGGAGGCCGAGGAAGAGGCAGCGGCAACGGGTTACAAGAAGGCCGTCGATCAGCGCGCGGCCCTGCCGGTTCCCTCCGAGGAGCGCGGAGAGACGCTGAAGGTCCAGATCGACGGCGCGGACTACGTGAACGCGAACGTCGAGCGGAAGCTGCAGAAGGCGGCCGCGAAGGACCGCATGCGCGTCACCGAGCAGAAGCACGCGGCCGCGGAGAGCACGGTCGAGTCGGCCCGCGCCGCGCGCGACGTCCTGATCGACAAGGCGGAGCTGCCGCTGGAGGGCCTCGGCTTCGACGACGCCGACGCCACCTTCAACGGCGTCCGCTGGGCCTCGCTCGGCACCGCCGAGCAGCTGCGCATCGGGCTCGCGCTCGGCGCGGCGCAGCATCCGGGGCTCCCGGTCTTCGTCATTCACCGCGGCGAGTCGCTGGACGCGGAAGCGCTGCGGGTCCTGAATGAGTGGGCGCAGGAGGAAGGCGTCCAGGTCCTCATGGAGGTGGTGGGCGGCGAGGGGAACGAGGGCGCGTACGTCATCGAGGCCGGGAAGCTGAAATGACGACGGACCCTCGCCTCCTGGACTCGTTCAACCGCAAGTGCGAGTGCGGCGCGGAGGTCGTCGCCGAGAAGGACTTGGCGGCATCCCCGAGCGGGCAACCTCGCGTGAGGTTGGGCTTCGAGTGCGGGGGCGAGGTCGCCGTTCAGCTGGTGCACAGTCATGCCCGCTACTGGAAGGCCATCACGAGGCACATTTGCGGGGCCCTGGACCCAGAAGAGGAGGACGTGGTATGATCAAGCGTTTCGAGGCCCTCGCCGAGGAGTTCCTGGCCTTGGCCGAGGGAGGCACCCCCCAAACCCGGAACTCGCGGCTGGAGCTTCGCGTGCAGCTGGCCCAGGCCGCGGCCGAATGCGCGATGGCCGCGGAGACCCTGCGCAGGAACCAGGAGTTCGGCGGCATCGGCGATGCTCCGCTTCCAGACCCCACCTGCACCTCGGCCCCAACCCACCGCGTCCACGTGACGGCCACGGTGGAGGTCACCCGCGAAGTGCGCGTAGAGGACGAGCTGGATCCGGAAGAGGCGGCCGTTCTGGCCGAAGAGATGGCGCTGAAACAGCTGAACTTCGACAACATCGAAAACGTCGAAGTCGAGGAGATCGACTGATGGCCCTCAGACCGGATCATCTCCTGGAGCTGGTCGTCCGGCCGGCGCTCGCGACGATCGCCCACGTCTCGCGTTGGGCCGCCAGCGTGGAAGCCGAACAGCTCTTGATGGGTACCGCGGCGCAGGAGTCCGCGAACTTCACGTGCCTGCGGCAGCTCGCGCACGCCGACGGCCGGCGCGGGCCCGCGCTGGGTCTCTGGCAGATGGAGCCCGCGACGCACGACGACATCTGGTTGAACTACCTGAAGTTCCGGCGGTTCCTGTGGCAGAGCGTCGCAGCGGAGGCGGTTTCCGGAGCTACTCCCTGCCGCTACGAGCCCAATGAGATCGCCGAGGCTGATGGTCCTGAGTGGTGGCCCGACGCCGACGAGATGGCGTGGAACCTGCGCTACGCGGCGCTGATGGCTCGCGTGCACTACCTGCGCGTGCCGAAACCGCTGCCGAAGGTGGGGGACGTCGAGGCGATGGCCCGTTACTGGGACACGCACTACAACCGCAACCCGAACGCCGGCACGCCCGAGGAGTTCGTCGGCGCGTGGCACCGGAACGGGCTGACCGCGCTGTGGAGCTAACGTGCCCCGCATCCGGTCCACGGAGTGGATGGAACCAGTGGACCCCGCGGCTCGGGAAGGAAGCCTTCGCGTCTTCCTGGTCGAGCTGAACACGGTGGACAAGGAGACGATCGAACTGGCCCTGCGCAACCTCGTATCCACGCTGAATCGAGGGCCGCGGCCGAGTGGTGAAGTCCCTGAGCCTGGAGGAGAACGATGAAGGAGGAGCTTCTGCTGGAACGGGAGCTGGTGCTGACGCTGGTCGGGGACAAGGACGCGGTCGAGGTCACGAAGATCCACACGTGCGGGGTCACCACGTACGAGATCCGGCACGCGTGCTTCAAGTGCCCGGGCAACCCCCACGGCATCTACGTCAACAACGACCTGGACATGGTCGACCTCTACGCGCGTCGCATCGCGCAGGAAGGAAGTGCGTTCGCATGAAGACCTACTGGCGCCCAAGCGCGGTCGGTGAACTGATTCTCTCCCTGGGCCTGATGTTCGGCTCCGTGTTCGCCGATGGCATGTCGTGGTGGGCGCGGTCTCTCGTGTTCGTCGTCGGCTTCGTCTCACTCATGGCCCTCAAGGGCCATGAGTCCTCCATCACGCAAGGAAAGCGGTAGGTCCCTCATGGTGGAAGTCTTCGGTTGGCTCGGTCAGATTTTCCAGGCGCTGCTGTCGCTGGTGCCACGGCTCGGCATCTGCCGCACCACGCACGGTGGCGTGAAGTTCCGGCGCGGCTCCGTCATCAGTGAGATCCGTCCCGGGCTCTTCTGGTGGTGGCCACTGGTCACCGAGGTGGAGGTCATCGCGACCGCGCGCCAGACCCTGAACCTGCCGGCGCAGCGGCTGACCACGAAGGACGGCGTGTCAGTGGTGGTCGCCGGGGTGGTCGTCTACACAATACGCAACGTGGTTCAGGCCCTGACCGCGAACTGGGACCACGACGCCACAATCGGGGACATTTCGCTCGCGGCGCTCGCGCGCCACATCGCGGAGCACAGATTCCGGGACCTGCTAGAAGCCCAAGCGGGGGATGGGGCCTCGTCCCACCTGACTAAGCTGTGCCACGCGGACCTGTCGCGTCCCTATGGGGTCAACGTCGAGCGGTTCTTCATCTCGGACTTCGCCCGGGCGCGGGTCTACGCGTTCTCCGGCGACAGGCCCTTGTCGGACTAGGTTCGGGCGTGGTAGGATGTTCCACGCACGCTGTACTACTCTAACCGTGAGGTGCGCATGCAGCCCGTGAAGCCTGGAAACAAGACCTCCGAGTTCTGGGCGAAGCTGTTCGTCCAGGCCGTCATGGCCATCAACGCCGTGCTGCCCGCCGGGCAGCAGATCGCCGAAGTCGACGACACCGTCGCGATGGCCATCATCGGTGGCCTCGAAGCCCTCTACATGGTGCTCCGTACCTGGGCGAAGCGGAGCCCGTCGCCCCGTTCGTAGTCCGCCCCATCACCCTGAAAGAAGGAGACCCACATGAGGAACCGCAATGCGATCGTGGCGATCGCGCTCGCCGCGTTCATCGTGGCCCAGGGCTGTGCCTCGATCTTCGGCCGCGCCGGCGTGGAGAGTCGCGAGCACGTCCTGCTGCCGGCCATCGAGCAGGCGTGGCCGGCCGTCAGCATGGACATCGCGTCCGGCGTCAATGACGCACAGGCCAAGGGGGACCTCACGTCCACCGCGGCCGTCGACCTGTTCGACCGCACCGCCGACTGGGGCGTCGAACTGAGCGCCGAGTCCCCTCGCGTCAGTGAGATGGTGGCCCTGCGCGCGCGCGATTGGTCGGAGTTCATGTTCTACGCCGTGCGCGGCATCGCCGCTCGCGAGTCGGCCGGGGAGATCGGCCCCGCCGTCGCTGTCGAGCTGCAGGAGAGGATCAACCGCTTCGACGAGGCGCTCACCGCGCTCGCCGGCGAGCCCACCGACCCGGAGTGACCGTGGTCGAGCCGCTGAAGCAGGAGGATCGCGGGCTCTGCGCGTGCCGGAGGCGCGCAGTAGTGCAGCTCGGAAACCGGGGGCTGTGCCGCCCCTGCGCGCGGGCGCTCGCGATTCAGCTGATCACGCACGCCGGTTCTCCGGAGCCGGCTGACAACCGCGTCCTCGTGGCGCAGGAGAGCTGAACATGGAGCAGGAGTTTCTGGACATCCTGAACGACCTGAAGATCGGCGCGGAGGAGGACCGCGCGGAGCTGGCCGAGTACGCGTCCGAGCGGGCGCTGTCCCTGTCCGTCGCGGTCGGCCAGCCCGGCTACGATGAGGCGCTGACGGCCGCTCGCGACTCCGTGGCCCTGAAGGCGGGGGTCATGGTGGTCGAGGACGCGGACAGCGTCGACATGCACCTCCTGGGCCTGATCGCTGGCGCCCTGGCGTTCGCGGCCCGGATGCTGGCGCCCCAGGACTGATCGCACTCTGCACGACCCCCGTGCAGTTTGCTACTCCAGGGTGTCAGGATCGGCAAGGGGTGGCCAGAGATGGCCACCCTTTTGCTTGGCCCAAGGGTTGCATTATCTCCGGGCATGACTTACACTGGTACCATCAAGGGGGCCAAGATGAACAGGTTCTTCCACCGATGCAAGGCGTGCCTGACCGTAGTCGCGACCGAGGGACGGATGCCGGCCAAGGCGGAATGCGCGGCGTGCGGTCGCGCCGGCTGGTGGTTCATGGGTGAGGTGCACGTGGATCGACTCGTGAAGGTGGAGGAGCGCTGCGCGTGCGACGACCGGTGCACCTCCGCTACGGGTCCCAAGTGCGGCTGCAAGTGCGGCGGCGCGAACCACGGAACCGGGCGCGTCGTGACGGTGGTTCTGGACCAGGGTGGGGTCCCGCGCGTGGCGACGCCGGCCTCGGACGAGGCGCGTCGGATCGCGGACGAGTGGGAGGCGGCGAGGACCCCGCTGGTCGAGGAGCTGATGCGGCTGAACGCCGGGGGCTGGCTCCCGCCGGAATCCTTCAACCGGAAACTGTCCCTGCAGTGGCGCCTGTTGAAGGCCAACAAGTTGAAGACCCACGCAGCGCGCCTTCGGGCGCTGGGAGGCAAGTAGTCATGCGCGACCGGAACGGCAACATCGTCTGGGAGGCCACCGAGGAGCACGCCCGCGTGATGACCAACACGGAACTCCACGGGGCCCTGCTGGACATCGAGAAGACGCTCCCCGCCGCGGAGGCGATGGACCTGGAGAAGGGCACCCTCAACGCCAACTACTACCGCGACGAGGCGTCCGTCTACCGCGCCGAGATCGCCCGCCGCGTCAACGCCGACGTTCAGCGGAGGGCCAGAACCGCGCTGACAAGTCTTCGGGCGATGGCAGCGGGCAACTGGCCCGAGGGGCGATCGATCGTGGACAGCTGGATCAAGGACATCGAGCGTGCGCTGGAGGTGAAGTGATGACGGGCCTCCCTCGCAAGCCCACTCGCAAGCTGCGCCGCGACCCGCGCGGGTTCACGCGGTCGACCCTCCGGTTCCCGTTCCGCCCGGAGCTGGGGGAACGCTTCGACCGCGTGGAGATCGCGTACCGCCCGCATGGGTTCTGGCAGGACATGGTCGAGGTTCGAGCCTCGCACGACGCCGGGCTGGGCCGAGCGCCCCGCGTCGAGGTGAACTGGCGCGCGGGGGGTCGCTCGCCAGAAGAAGAGCCAGATGACTTCGTCGCGACCCGCGCGTTCGCCCGGGCCCTGAAGGACGCGATGGTCCAGGCGGAGCAGCTGCGCCGGCACATGGGCATCGCCGAAGTGAATCCGTCCCAGATCGAGGAGTGGAAGCGCGATGAGTGAGATGGTAGTCCAACTCTCCAAGGACTTCGTGCGGGTGGCCAAGCGCCTCGCCGCGCGGGCCAAGAAGAACGGGATCCTGCCACCGGTGATCGCGATCGGGCGCGGACGCGCGGAGGCGTCGGATGGATTCGTCGTCGTATCGGTGCCGGCGGCGCATGAAGGGGAGGTCGTCGCGGGCTTCGACCCCGCGAAGCTGAAGGCCACGCACGGGGCCGAGGTCGGAACCAACGGGCACGTCGTGCAACAGGGTGAGCGCGTGGCCGGCGCCCAGCGGCTCAAGGCGTGGCCCGACTTTGGTCCGCGGGCCGAGGCCCAAGGGATCCCCTTCCGCGTGGAGCCGCAGCTGTTGATCGACGCGCTCGACGCGTTCCCGAAGAACGGGAGCACGGTTCGGGTGTACCTGCCATCGGAGCCCGGGCAGCCGGTCGTGATCCTGGGATCCAATGGGGAGCGGGCGCTGCTCATGCCCCAGGAGGAGGTCCAGTGATGTCCTGCAAGTGGTGCGGCGGAACGCGGCACGAGCCCGGTGCCAACTACCTGATGACGAGCACCGCGCCGTGCAGCCGGTGCCGGCCGTTCGCCAGCTGGCGCTGGTCGGTGCGCGCCGAGTGGCAGCATCGGACGAAGTTCATGGACCGCGTCGACTGGGTGATGCTCGGCATTCTCGCTGGCGTGGTCACTCTGCTCGGCGTTGCCGCGGCCCACATCTTCGCGCTGGCGGCGTGGTGATGGAGCACCTCATCGCGTGGGTCAAAGAGCAGGCCGCCACCAACCAGCTCGCCACAGGCGGTCTGTTCGTGGTCACGTTGTCGTACCTCGCGCACCAAGCACGCGAGTTGCCGAAGCGCTTGTGGGACAGGACCCTCAACCTGATCGCGTTGGAGGTGGAGGTGCGGCAGCCGGATCCCCTGTACGACTGGATCAGCCGGTGGCTCGCCGGCAGCGGGGCGGCGCGGCGAGCGCGGCGCCTCAGTGCCACCACGCGGCTGGATCACCTGCGCGAGGGGGAGCGCCGCATGCCCATCCGGCTGGTTCCGGGGCTCGGGCGCCACCTCTTCCGGTACGAGGGACACTGGATCTTCGTGCATCGCCAACGGGACGACAACGCCAAGGGCGGCGAACACGGGTTCGATTCCCTCCTGCAGAGGGAAACGTACTACGTCAACGCGGCGCGGTGGAGCAAGGAAGCGGTGCGCTCCTTCCTGGACACGGCGCGGGACAAGGCCCTTGCCCGGTTCGGCTCGGGGCCCGACATCTACTCCGGCGACGATTACGGGAACTGGTGCCACCTGCAGCGCGCGGAGCCGCGGCCCATCGGCAGCGTGGTGCTCAAGGCTGGCCTCAAGGAAGAGCTGCTCGGGCGGTGCCGCCAGTTCCTCGACTCGCGGAACTGGTACCGGGAGCGTGGCATCCCGTGGCGCCTGGGGATCCTCCTCGACGGCCCGCCGGGCAATGGGAAGACGAGCCTCGCGATCGCCCTAGCCACGGAGCTGGAGATGGACCTCGCCGTGATCAACTTCGGCCGCGATCAGCTGGGCGACGCTGGCTTGATGAGCCTGATGTCCCGGGCGGGGCACAAGATCATCCTCATGGAGGACGTCGACGCGCTGTTCGAGGGGCGCAAGAAGAAGAGCAAGGACAAGGTGACCTTCAGCGGACTCCTCAACGCCCTCGACGGCGTGACGTCCAGCGAGGGACACATCGTCCTGATGACGACGAATCACCCCGAGAAGCTGGATCCGGCGCTCGTGCGCCCGGGGCGCGTGGACGTTCGGATCCACCTCGCCAAGCCGGATGCCGATCAGCTCAGACGGCTTTACGCGAGGTTCTACCCCGAGGTGTCGAATGACTTGGCTGCCGCGGCCTTCGCATTGGAGATGCTCGGATGCTCGATGGCCGAAGCGCAAGAGCGGCTGGTCGCCGCAAAGGAGGAAGCATGACCTGGAGCAACGGAACGTGGGCGCTGCTGCGCATGATGCGTGCGCTGTTCGGGGAGGTGGAGTGGTGACGCGCGAGGAACTGATCCGGCACTGGAGGGCGCGCTTCTGTGTGCGGCACGGCGACATAAACCTGGAGGCGTGGGAGGGCGAGGGGGAGTTTCTTCTCCGGCAAAGCGATGTAGAGGAGTTCATCGGAGACGTGGTTGACGCGGTGGCGCGCGCCTCCTGGCCGGATTGCCTGGAGTGTAAGGGTTCAGGGAGACCGGGGTTTCGTCGAGAATACGACCCCCTGTACGTTCCCTGTGGATGCGTCGAGGGAAAAGTGCCGCCCGACGCGGCCACCATCACCATCGAAGCGGCGCACGAGGCGCTGCGGAGGCTGGAGGACGACCGACTCGATCTGTGCCGGGATGTCGGACGCCTGCGGCTGGATCGCTGCCATCAAGGCCGCTCTTCCTACGAAGGGGACGCCGTGATCGTCACCGCCACGTTCCTGAACGGTCCGTGCCGAGGGCATGATGTTATCGACACGCTCGGCGAGCAGAACCTGTTCAACGCGACCGTCGTCCACGAAGGGTGGACGTACAAGGTCGTCGAGCACCGGATCGTCGATCACTTCCAGTACGCCAAGATGATGTTCGGCGAACTCTGTCACCCGGGGCACCTCCTGCCCGGAACGATCGAGCACCTCGCTGAACTCGCCTGGATGCCGACGCAGGACGAAGCGGCGCGCGCCGCGAAGCAAGGGAAGATCGCTCCTGAGTATCTAGGGAGGCCGAGATGATTTGGTTCACGTCGGACCACCACTTCGGACACGGGCGGATCGTCGGCTACTGCGGGCGGCCGTGGTGGCGGCCGGCGCTACCGGAGGAGCTGGAGCCGGGGCACCACCTCGCGAAAGTGGCGCGTGTTCACAGCCGCGTCAGCCCGAAGAAGAAGCTCGGCGAGCTGGGCGGACTTCAGGAGACGCACTACTACAAGGTCCCCGACGTCGCGGTGATGGAAGATGAGCTAGTCACGCGGTGGAACGAGCGCGTCGCGCCGGGCGATACCGTGTACCACCTCGGCGACTTCGCGTGGTGGCACCTCGGCGTCGACGAGGTCGCGCGGATCCGCGCGCGGCTCAACGGCGAGATCCTGCTCGTGCGCGGGAACCACGACCAGGAGCAGAAGGCCGCGAGGGGGAGCGGCGAGAAGCCGCTGACCGCGGCGGTACGCGAGGTGTTCGGGGAGGCGCCGCATGCGCGGCTCGTCGGGATCGGCGAGCGATGGGTCCTGCTCTACCACTACGGGCCGCGGTCGTGGGGCGGATCGGCCGCGGCGAAGAAGCACGCCAGCAGGCTCCTGGACGTAGATCAGAGCGGGTCGGCCCGCCTGCTCCTGCACGGCCACTCGCATTGTAAGAACGGCGCGGTGGTCGGCGGCCCGTGGACGTGGGGACGGCACTCCCCGATACCGACGGTAGACATGAGCGTCGAGGGGTGGGACTACGCGCCAGCCTCCTTCGACGAGATTCTGGCGCGAGTCAACAAGGGAGGTTCCGCATGAACATCTTCAAGAAGAAGGTTCAGCAGGCGCCGGTGATGGGGACGCTCGACCTCGTGAGTGACTGGTGTCGGTCGTACGTGCAGCAGTACGAGCAGCAGCAGGACCAGCAGTACAAGGAACTGGTTGAGCTGCTTCCGGCCATCCGCATGGCGCTGCGCGAGACCCTGGAGCGGGGTCGCAGCGGGTCCGACGCGGTGATCGACGCCCTGATCAGCAACGGGCCGTTCAGGGTGGAAGCCTGGACCGAGGCTCCGTCCAGGGGTGGCCGGCTCGCCGGACCGGGCCTGACTGTCGAGAAGGACGACGACGACGAGTGGTGGACCGCGTCCATCCAGGACCTCCCTTGGTTCGACGGCGAGGACCACACGGGCGCCGCCGCGAAGATCATGGAGTGGGCCGCGGGGCGGTTCATTCGCGTGAAAGCGGGGGAGTGACGTGGACGGCGACAGGTATTTTCTCGCTGAGCCTTATTATCCTCTTGGCCGAGGGGAGATGAAGTCCATCCACACTACCGTTTCGGTGGGCGGGCCATTCTTCGACGACGCCAACCCCGCCGAGATCAATCGCATCGCTGCGGAGATCGCGAAATCCCCGGACATGAGGAGGGCGCTGGGCTTCACGTCCCAGGGCCACGTGGAGCGCGTCCTCACGAAGGCGGTCAAGGCGGCCGCCTCCCAGGTGGACGGTCCGAACTACTTCAACATCACCATCACCGGTCAAGACGGCAAGAGCATCGTGTACGTCAACGACCAGCCACTTCAGGAGAAGGAGGAGATCAACGTGGAGCAGGAACCGAAGTTCAAGGGGTTCTTCGAGTACAAGTTCGACAAGCTGGGCGAGGGCGACGAGCACCTCAAGGCCGCGATCGGTGTCATCCACGACGGCGACGAGGTCTGGGTCAGCGACATGGTGGAGCCGGAGGCCGGCCGGCGGGTCGATGAGAAGGCCGCGTTCTATGTGCTCGTGCACAACCCGGTGGCCCGGCCCGAGTACGGGTTGACCCGCGGAACGACTCGCATGTTCCGGGTGTGCCAGCGCGGCGCCTCCGTCACCGGTCGCGACCGGCTCGCCGTCTGGCCCTGGTTGAAGCCCGTCTTCAATCGCGGCAAGATCCAGGGCTTCAAGCCGGTGCTGTAGTGCGCATCCAGCTGACGAGAGACGTACCTGTTGGATCCGAGCACGGGCTTCGGGCCGGTCGCGTGCTCCCAGCCTTGAGGTGGGAGAGCAACCCGAACTCTCGACACGCTGGTTGCTGGGTCATGGGTGACGCGGGAGAGGAGGTTCTGATCTTCCGCGGGCGGGAGTTCGAGGTACTCGACGACCGGCCGGAATGACCGGGCCGGCTCCCGCGAGGGGGCCGGTCTTCTGCTATACTGGGGGCCCCGTTTCTCAAGGAGGCCCCCGTTGTCCAATACTACCCTGTCCCTAGCCCGGGTCGCCGAAGCCGTGAGTGGCGCCGGCAAGTGGAGCGACCTGGAGCACGTCTTCGCGAACCCCGGCCTGTACGACGAGCACTGGTGGTCCGTCGCCTGGGTCGTCGCCGGCATCTGGAGCGATTGGGTCGCGGTGCTCTCGGTGAACCCCGTCTGGGCCAACATCCCCGACGCGCCCGGCGCGGGGCGCCTGTCGTACTCGGACTTCCAGTGGCGCCACACGTTCCGCCTTCCGTCGCTCGCGATCTTCGGCACTGGGCAGCGCCAGTTCGACAACAGCGACCTCGACTACGACGAGGCGAACGGGCGCCTGCTGATCCGCTCCCTGGGCGGCATCACCGAGATCACCGTGCCCGCGGACCCCGGGCTGCCCCTTAGTGCGGTGAAGAACCAACCGACCAAGTGCCTCGTGTCCCAGGCGGTTGGCCCGCGGTTCCAGGAGTCGCAGCTGACGGCGCCCCTGTGCGATCCGGCGAAGACGTTCGGGGGCATGGCGACCCTGGGGTTGGACCTCCTGATCGCGTACTGGGAGTTCTACAACGTGGTCGCGCGGGATAACGAGGGGCTCACTGCGACCGACGCGTCGCTCGACACGCAGCGGAAGGACGGGCCGTGGCGCGCGGGCCCCGCGGGCGTGAACGTCCCCACGAAGAACGCGCACCACGCGAACAAGACGCACCAGCGCTTGCTGCGCGTGCCGCCGGCGTGGGCCGGCAAGTACGACCCCGACGCGGTCATCGGGTGCGCGCGCCAGCGGATCGCCGGCGCGTTCGAAGGGCTCTTCGGCCCCACGCTCCAGGTCTTCAAGCCTGACCTGAGTGCGGCGCCGGGCTCGGACTTCGGCGCGCGCATGATCCTCGGCTATCCTGGCACGGGGGCCCTCGGCTGGTCCGAGGGCTACAAGAACGCCGAGGGCGACTGGTGGTGGAATATGGCGTGGCCCTACGACCGGAACGGTCTGAGCGTGCTGATCTTCGGGTGGACCAAGGGGCTCGGGCCCAACCACTACGACGACGGGATCGGCTGCGACGCGTTCCGCGGCTGGCACTCGGAGCCGTACACGCCGATGCTCTACTTCTACGACCCGGACCAGCTGGGCGAAGTCGCGATGGGGATCCGCCAGCCGTGGGAGGTGCAGCCCGTCCAAGCCATCATGCCGGACTGGCTGTGGCAGTCGCCGCTCGACGGCTTCGACCCGGTCTGCCGCCGGCGCTACTTCAATGGCATGACGTGGGACGCGGCCGGCGAGCGCCTGTTCGTGCTGCAGACCAAGGCGTACGGCAACGAGGCCGTGGTCCACGTTCTGTGCCTCAAGGGGACGCCGTAAAGAGGGGGTGCCTAAAGAGGGGGTGCGCAGAAAGTGCAGCTGCTAAAGTGCAGCTCGGAAAGTGCAGCTCGGAAAGTGCAGCTCGCAAAAGTGCAGCTCGCGTTTCGCAGCTCGCGCGCTCGCGGGCAGCTGGCTTGCAGGATTGTCAAAATCTGCAAAACGTGCAAAATGCACGACCGGCCAGGAACTGGTCACCGTGTCGCGCCGACACGTGCAGAATGACGGGTCGCATTCTGCGATTCGCAGTTTGCCAATTGCAACGCGCGCCGCTTGCTTGAACTGGTAGGAATCCCGCAGGATTCCGCAGGATTGGCATTTATTGGATTGGCACGGCCCGTGCTACGCTCCGGGGCGGAAACCCGCCCCCTGACCGGAGCCTAGCGTTGAATCCTGACCGCCCGCTTGATGAGTGGTGGCTCGCCGATTGGGCGAACGGGCCCGCGGCGCCCGCCGATCCGGAACCGCCCGCGCGGGCGCGCCCGCCGTTCCTGGAACCGCGAACCGCCGCGGCGCGCGTGGAACTGGTAGCGCGCCGCGCCCTGGACGACGCGGCCCGCGCCCGGGACGGGCTGGATTGGTACGAAAACGCGCGCCGATTCTGCGCAGGGATCGGGCGCCCTTACGGGCTGTCCGTCGAATCGACGGCCGGGGCGCTTGCGGCCCTTTCCCCTCAAGTATCCTGGGACGTTCAAACCGCATGGGCGCCCGCGATCCTGGACGCGTGGAAGCAAGGCGCCCCGATCCTTCCCGGACCGGGATACGGTCGGAACCGCGCGAAAGCGGCCCGGATCCTGGACGGGGCGCCGCCCCTGGACGTGCTAGGGGGCCCGAAAGTCCGCGCGTTCTATCGGTCGATCGTTTCCGCGGGCGCAACGGATGCGGTTTGCATTGACCGCCACGCGTGGGCGATCGCAGGGGGCGGGCCCGCCCTGAAACTGACCGACAAACGATACCGCGAAGCGGCCCGCGCGTACGTTGACGCGGCCGCGGCCCTTCGCGCCGCGTTCCCGGAACTGGCCCCTAGCTTGACCGCCGCGCGCGTCCAAGCCCTTACATGGGTTTGGTGGCGCGACAACGCGGCGGACCGTTTCTAGGAAAGGGTAGGTTGGCAATGGGACCAATCGAAGCGCTCGAATTGGTGGAAGATCCGGAAGCGGACGCGGCGGACGTCCTGGACGCGTGGCGCGAACTCATACGGTCCGGGATCGTTTGGTCCCTTCCCGGGCGGTACGGTCGGCAAGCGGCCGCGTTGCTGGAAAGCGGGGCCCTGGAATGAAAGGATTCTTGATCCTGCTAGCGTTTGCAATGGCCCTTGTCCTGGTCGGGCTCCTTTCCCTTGCGGCCCGATGGTCCCGGGATCTTCGCAAATTGCGCGCTAGGTTGCGCGCAAAAGGCCCGACCGATTCGACGGATGGAAAGGAGATTAGGCTATAGTTTGCTTTCCCTGACGGGCCCGGAACGTGCTACAATCGCCCTTGCTTGCTTCGCCCCTAGACTGGAGCCTACCTTGCGCGCGCACGTTGTTATTCCCGCATCGTCCGATCTTTGGGCGGATGGCGGTTTTACCCTGGCCCTGAACTACCAAACCCCGCCCGCGCGGTTTCTGGCATCGGACGCGGGCGGCGCCGAGTTCGACCGGGAGCCCACGGAAGCGGAACTCTCCGAGTTCATCCGGACCCGCTGGCCCGCCCTTTCGCGCGATGGCGCGTACTTCGGCGGATGGAAGGATCCCGCGTCCGGGCGCTATTTCCTGGACGTTTCGCGCGGTTTCGAGGATCGCGCCGCGGCCCTGGAAGCGGGACGACGGGCGGGCCAGCTGGCAATCTACGATTCCCAGACCGGGGAGTCTGTCCCGGTCTAGTCGACGTTGCGGAATGCGTCCGCATTTTGCAACGGCGTTGCAAACCGCAAGGGCCCGGATTCGCCAGAATTGGCGGACCGGGCCCGCGGTTTGGCGCCCGTTGTCGTTTCGTGGATTGGCACGGGCCCTGCTATATGGTCCTGCGTCCCTGACAGACCGGAGCCTAGAAATGATCCTCGCAATCCTGACCGCAACGGCCCTTCTCACCCTGACCGCCGGAATCCCGTTCCTGACCTACTGCGATCGGATCCGGAACCGCGCCCGTTAGGTGCCGAGTTCAAACCGCCCGCCCCTGAACTGGAGCCTATACCATGTTTCCGATTCTCCCGCTTTTCTGCCTCTTCTGGTTCGCCCTGGCCATCGTCGCGATTCTCGCGGAAGTGTGCGCGCGCCCGATCCTGACCAATCCGGAGCCCGTCCGTCCGTCGATCCTGGACCGCATCCGCGCCGCGTGGCGGGCCCGATAGTGGCGCCGCGCCGCGCGTTGCGCGCGTTCCAGCTGGACAGCATCAACGCGCCCGGGGCGGAAGACGCGGCCGGATGGCTCGGGGAACGCGTTGCGGGCCGCGTCCATTGCGGCGCGTCCGTCCGTTCCGTGGTTCGCGCGGTCAATCGCGCCCTGTCCGCCCCCTACCGATTCCACCCCGCCGCGCGCCGCGTCCGCCGCGCCGCGTACCTTGCGGCCCTGCGGGAACATGCCGACAACGCGGGATTGTGCGCCGCGGTCAACGCGGGGCGCCCCGGAGCCATCAACGCGGCCCGCGATGCGGCTCGGGCGCGCGTTTCCCAGGAACTGGCCCGATACGGGCGGAGGGGAGCCTAGATTGAACGCGTACGAATTGGCGGGCGCGATCGCGCCCGCCCTTCCGGATGGTCCCTGGACGGTCGACGCGCGGGATGCGGAGGATTCGCACCGATACGCGCGCGTCGCGCGCGCCGATGGCGCCGCTTTCTACGTTACCTTGGCGCAGGGATACGGGACGCGGCCCGCGCGCGTCCACGTTTCCGCGGCCCTTCCCGGGCGCGGCGGGCGCATCGGTGGAACCGCGCGGGATTGGAACGCGCCCGAACCGCCGCGCATTTCCTGCGATCCCGCGCGCGGCGCCGAGAAGATCGCGCGCGACGTCGCGCGGCGGTTCCTTCCCGGATTCCTGGAAACGTGGCGCGCGGTCCTCGCGGCCCGGAGCCAGCTGGACCGGGAAGCGGAAGATCAACGGGCCGCATGCGCGCGGATCCGCGCCGCGGGATTCATCGTCGATGAGGCTCGGGCCCGGATCCTAGGGTACCCTTCCGCTTTCGTGGAAGCCTACGGGCGCGTCCGCATTGACAGCGGGTTTTCGATCGATGCGGACGCGGCGCCCCCGATCCTCGCAGCAATCCGACGGGATAAAGACGTGGAAGCCCCGGCGGAATGGGAACGCGGAGGCTCGGATTCGCGCGGCCGCGCGTGGCTCGCATTGTTCGCCCTGGCCTACGATCCGGCGGACCGGGCCGCTTCCCTGCGGGATGTCCTGGCGGACGTCGCCGATGCGATCGGGGCGCATGCGTTGGACGCGGCCGCGCAAGCGGCGGTCCGATGAACGCGGCCGCGCGGGCGCGCATCGTCGCCGATCGGGCGCCAACCCGCCGGGAAATTGGTTCCTATGAGCGGGCCCGGGCGCGCGCCGCGGCCGCTTTCGGGGAACGCGTTGCGGACGGGCTCCGGGCGGATGCGGCGCCGCGCGCGGTCCTCCGCGCGGTCCGGGGCGCGATGCCGTGGACGTGGCGGACGGATCCGTCAATCATGGGCCGCGCCGCGCGCCGCGTGGCCTACCGCGCGGCCCTGGCGCGGCGCGCCTAGCTTTCCGGGATAGGCTCCGGGCGGAATCGGGCCCGCGCCGCTTGGCGCGTGGCCCTTTTCTGTCTGCAGAATGCACAACGCGGCGGGCGGATTGCGCAACGGGCGCGCGGGCCGCGTCAATCATGCGGCCCCTACGCGCGCGCGCCCGCGCCCGACGGCCGCGGCCCTGGCGCCCTGGCCCCTTGACCCTCGCCCCCTGGCGATCGCCCCATGGCGGGCCCCGCATGCGGCCCGTTTCGGCCATCGATCGGCCCGTTTCGGCCATGCGGGCGCAGGCCCAGACCGCGGCGCCCTGGACGGCCGGGCCCTGAACCGTGGCGCCCTGAACCGCGGCGCCCTGAACCGTGGCGCCCTGGACCGCGGCGCCCTGGCCGGCCATCGTTACCTTTCTTCCTAGGTAGAAACCCTGTGTCGAATGGACACAGGGTTTCCCCTGTGTCGAATGGATACAGGGTTTCCCCTGTGTCGAATGGATACAGGGTTTCCCCTGTGTCGAATGGACACGCACGGCCGGACACGGTGCCAGGATCTGCAAACGGGGCCCAATGGGCTCGAAGATCGGCCACGGCAGAATT